AAACTGTGATGTATCCGCACGTTCATCTTATTCCTAGAAAAAAAGGTGATTGCGAAAATCCAAAAGGCGGTGTACGTCACGTTATTCCTGGCAAGGGAGACTACACTAAAAATGAGTAGAACACTTTTTATAGGCGACAGTCACACAGTAGGATATAAAACCATAGCAGGTAAAATAGGTCCTGGCAGTTTCACATTCTGGAATGACAACAACTATGCTGAAATGTATTCAGAAATCAACAACAAGAACGTTGTGATTTATGCTCAGCCAGGCGCAACAAATAACTTGTACACAGTTTGGTTGGCTAATATGTTTGCCAAGTATAATGATATAGATGAAGTATTTTTGTGTTTAGCACCATTAAACAGAATCACATTAAGTTTCGATCCAGAGTTAAAATATGACGTTGAACCTTTGGATCATTTTACATATGAACATCCTGAATCAACAGAAAAAATAAGAAAGTTTTCTGATAATCCAGTGGCAGGCAACACTGTGCAGATTTTACAAAAGCCTACAGCAGACGACTACAAAAATATTCCATCTATTGGATTTTCCGCACAACATGGACTTACGTCTCCTGACTTAAGAAAAGATTCTTATATGAGTGTTAAGTTGTTTTATGAATGTAATACTGTGCTTGAAAAGAGAGAGTTTCTTTTGAATATGTATGCTTGGGATAAAATTTGTACAGAGAACAACGCCAAGTTGTATGTGTTCAATTTCAGAACGAGAGGACTGTGGCCTACACCAACAGATTATTTTGGTAAAATTAATACCTTGAAAAGAGTGGACCAGTCGGTGGAACAATATCTAAATACATTAGGACATAGTGCAGAAGATTATTTTATTGAAGACAAAGAACATTTCAACAATCAATATCATAAACTGATTGCAACAGAATATTTGACATGGCTAAAAAAATCTTAATCGCAGGTGACAGTTTTGCCGCAGAATGGCCCAATGGCAAGGGTTGGCCTCTAGAATTGACAAAACACAATGCAGTGAACAATGTGGCTCAAGCAGGTGTAGGAGAATATAAAATACTCAAACAATTACAAAATGTCTTTGAACATGACAAAAGTTGGCAAAAAAATTATGATTGTGTGATAGTGTGTCATACCAGTCCTAGCAGAATACACACACCAACCCATCCAGTTCATAAACAAGGTTTACACAAAAATTGTGATCTTATATTTTCTGACATACAGCACAAATTTGATTGGTTTAATTCAAGACTTAGAACTGCCAAAAATTGGTTCTGGCATCACTACGATGATGACTACCAAAAAGAGATCTATAGATTGATGAGGGAAGAAATCAATAGAATGATCTCAATACCGTATTTGGCTGTGGATAACTTCAGCATCAGCAACCAATTTGCTTGTGAAACAAACAGACTGGATTTAACAGAAATATGGCCCTTTTACAGAGGAGAAACCAATCATTACACAGAAGAAGGAAATCAAATTGTACTCAAACAAATCATTGACAAATTGGACAAAATCTGTTAATATTAATGTAACTTATAAGGAGAAATAACAATGGCAAGCAGAGAACGTATATATGACGCACTTGTGGCACACGCCAAAGGTCATATTGAAAAACACGCGGCTAATGTTGAAATATACATGGAAAAGGCTGTGGGAGTTGGAGAACACCCTGATGTGTTAGAAGCAATAGAAAAAGAATTAAAAATTATTGCTGAATATCATGATCAGTTAGAAGTATTAGAAACTTACATTAAGAGGCAAGGATGAAAGCATCGGAACGAATAAGACAGAGACTGAAAGACAAAGAAATACGTTTTCACAGCAATGACAATATTGCTGACTTTATTGAGAAAGGTGAATTAGAAGAACTACAAAAAGAAGTGGAAGAATCTTTTTCATCTGTGCTAGATGCTTTGGTGATTGACACAGAAAACGATCACAACACAAAAGAAACTGCTAGACGTGTTGCTAAAATGTACATCAATGAAATATTTGGTGGTAGATTTCAACAACCGCCAAAAGTAACTTCTTTTCCTAACATGGGATATAGAAGTTTATACACTAGCGGTCCAATCAGTGTGCGATCAACTTGTGCTCATCACTTTCAGAACATTGTAGGTAAATGTTGGGTAGGTGTACTGCCTGAGAAAGAAGTGATTGGATTATCCAAATTTAATAGAATAGTTCATCACATAGCAGAGAGACCACAGATTCAAGAAGAGATGACAACACAAATTGCAGAAGCATTACAAAAATATGCTAAGACTCCAAACGTGGCTGTACTGATCAAAGCAGAACATCACTGCATGACACACAGAGGAGTTAAAGAACATCAATCAGATATGACAACTGCTATTATGTTGGGTGCGTTTGATAAACACCCACCACTTAAGAAAGAGTTTTATGATATCTGTATGAGTATGAAAGGTCATGACTAAAAAACTTAGATATTCAGAAGCATTTTACTCTGTACAAGGAGAAGGAAGATTTGTAGGAGTACCCAGTGTATTCTTACGAACTTTTGGTTGTAATTTTAGATGCATGAACTTTGGATTGGATAGACATCCAGACAGAGAAGAAAAATTAAAACAAGGCATCAAATACAATCCAGAAGTAAAAAAACTTTTAGATGATGGAGTATTGGACAAAGTTAAACAATTTGAAGACTTGCCAATCATACACACAGGTTGTGATACTTACGCCAGCATATATCCAGAGTTTAAAAAGTATATGAAAGATAGAACTATCGATGAAGTTGTGGAACACATACTATCTTTAACGCCAGAAGGAAAATGGACAATGTCTAATGGACAAGACGTACACTTTATCTTAACAGGCGGAGAACCTTTGCTAGGTTGGCAAAGATTTTATATTGATCTATTTGAACATCCAAAAATGGGAGACTTGAAAAATGTTACATTCGAAACAAATACAACGCAGATTTTACACAAGGATTTTGAAGATTATCTTAGAAAACAAAACAGATTCGAAGTCACTTGGAGTTGCTCTCCAAAACTTTCCGTATCAGGTGAACCTTGGCACACTGCTATCAAGCCTGAGATTGCTAGGTCTTATTATGGGATTCCTCGCAGTCAAATGTATTTTAAATTTGTGGTTGCTGATGCAACCGATGTGGATGAAGTTACGAAGGCAGTTGCCGAGTTTCGTGACGCTGGAATCAACGTTCCCGTATATATTATGCCACTGGGTGGAAGATCCGAAACATACACACTCAACACAAGAAAGGTCGCCGAGCTCGCAATGGAAAGAGGATGGAGATACACTCCAAGACTCCATGTCGACATATTCGGAAATGCCTGGGGTACCTAAGGAGATGATGAAGGATAGAGAAGAACAAAGATTAAAAGAAATATCGGAGATAAGAAAATGGATATAATAAAAAAAGTAAAAGACATATTTGTTAAAAAGAAAGAAACAACAACTGAAGAATCTAATCCAAGATTAGAAGCACTGTTGAAAGAAAAAGAACAAGCCACAGCAAAAGGAGAACCTTGGGTGGCTGTGTTGGACACAAAAATAAATGAAGACAATATCAAAAATGGTTTCTTTGAACTGGATTGGAATAATGAATTCATTGAAAAACTGTTGGATGCTGGTTATAAAGGTGAAAGCAATGAACAGATTGTGGATGCTTGGTTTAAAACCATAGCAAGAAACATTCTTCAAGAAGAAGGCATGGATCCCACAAGAGGTGCTGGATATATCAATACAAAAAATTTAAGTGAGGATAAATCGGAGATCAGTTAATGATATCAATTTTACAAGAAATCGCCGCAATAATAATGATACTGGGATCAGGTGGAGCTCTAATTGTTTTGTGGTATTACTTGTTTATAAAATTATAAAATATGAATTATATATTAGTAGACACAGCCAATACATTTTTTAGAGCCAAACACGCCATACAGAGCGATTTGGATTCTAAAGTAGGTATGGCTCTACATATCACATTCAACAGTATTAGAAAAGTATGGCAAGACTTCAAAGGAGATCACGTGGTATTCTGTTTGGAAGGAAGAAGTTGGCGTAAAGACTTCTATACTCCATACAAAAGAAACAGAAGTGAGGCTAGAGAGGCTAGAACAGAAAAAGAAGTGGAAGAAGATACAATATTTTGGGAAACTTTTGACAACTTTAAAGAATTTATAGACACAAAAACAAATTGTACAACACTGCAACACTCTCAATTAGAAGCAGACGATTTAATTGCTGGTTGGGTACAAGCACATCCTAATGATAATCACATCATTATTAGCACAGATGGCGATTTTGCTCAATTGATTGCTCCTAATGTGTGTCAATACAATGGTATTACAGAAACTACCATAACACATGAAGGCTATTTTGACGCAAAAGGTAACAGAGTCAAAGATAAGAAAACTGGCGAAGATAAGCCAGCACCAAATCCAGAATGGTTGTTGTTTGAAAAATGTATGAGAGGTGATACTGCTGACAATGTATTTTCTGCATATCCTGGTGTTAGGACCAAAGGTACCAAAAAGAAAGTTGGATTAACTGAAGCATTTGAAGATAGAAATTCCAAAGGATATAACTGGAACAATATGATGTTACAACGTTGGTTGGACCATAATGGTGAAGAACATAGAGTTGTGGATGACTATCAAAGAAATGTAACACTGTGTGATTTAACAGCACAACCAGAAGAAATTAAAAGTATTATTAAAGAAACAATCAATTCCGTTAAGCCTAAAACAATAGAACAGGTTGGATTAAAATTAATTAAATTTTGTGCTAAATGGGATATGCAAAAAATTGCTGAATACCCGCAAACTTATGCTGAACCATTAAATGCGAAATACAAACAGAAAGAAGAGGTAATGGCATGACAACTAAATTTTTTGCGAAGCCTATACTAGCAAATAGATTCTGGATACTGGAATCTGATGGTCAAAAAGTAGGCACAATTTGTAGACAAGAAGACAGAAGATATATGTTCAGTTGTTCTGACGGTACTAGAATCTTCGATAATCAACAGCAACTTCAAAAGAATTTCAACGGAGATTGGATGTGGGGATCCACAGTTAGTGCGCCTAAAGAAGAAAAAGAAAATGAAGATAATTCTGTGTATGATTATCCGAGCAAGTTTAAACCTTACAATATGGTATTTGATGTAAAAAAGAAACTGCCATTGTTTAACAAGAGTAAAAAATCCAAAAGTTTATATTGTGCTGGATACTATATAATTAAGTTTGAAAAAGGATGGGTACGAAGTTATTGTCCCAAATTGTTAACATTGGAAAGTTATCCTTTTAAAGGTCCATTTAGAACATCATTAGAAATGAAAACGGAGTTGAGCAATGCCAATAAAAGACCCTATTAATACAGCCAGTTTACAGCAATTTATTCAACAAGTGAAAGGTGCTGACCTCAGCAATCAAAAAGAAGTGCGGTTAGACATCAATACAGCCAAACAAGTCACATATGCACTAGCCACAGTGCTGGCCCGTTTAGCGGGCGACTATGAGGGTCTAATAGCACAAAAAGACAGCACAGAGGCTCAAACAATAGAAGTCAAAGTAGACGGCGGTAATCTATAATACCGATTCATTTTAGATAAATACTCATATTATATGAGTAGACCTAAACCGACTATACTACTAGAAAACACCGATCGCAAAACTTATAAGAGCGAACAAGTTCTGGCGGCTGAAGGCATATGGGCAGTGTTTTACCAGAACAAACCATTCAACCTAAAATCAGCAAATCAGTTAAACAATTACCCGGGTCCAAAATACAAAAAAGTAAGTTTTTCAAATCCTGGACACGCATTCAATCTAGCCAAGAAATTGAACACCATGTTCAACACTGAAGAATTCACTGTGGTCAAATTGACTCAGGGTGAAACTGTCAGTGAAAAATGAATTGGAAAGAAACCTACACCAAAATATTCTTAAAGCAGGCTAATATCAGCATAGGTGAAAATACTATGAGGGAGTATATGCCTACATGGTGGAAGAACAGTAGAAACAAAGGTTCAGGTGGACTGCGTCTTACAGATGAAGGATTGTCATTTATTAAAGATAAACTGCAACTTCAAACATACGATGTACCATTTCCGAACGATTTCAATTTAACCACACAAACCATAATATTTTTAGACAAATATATAGACTGTCCATACTACCTAGCAGATGATGGTGTGATTGTGACCAATGAAAAGAAAGCAATGGAATTGATGTTGTTTTCTGGTGATATACGAAAATACGGTTTGAATAAAGCACTTTCTAGACTAGAATCTCCCGAATAAGTTATCCACAGACCCTAAAAATCCGCATAAACCTTGACTTCTTTAGGTATTGACTTTTTGATTGCCAGAATGTATTATTAAAACATAACAACAATTTATTAAGGAGTACAAAATGGTAAAACAAAAAAGCACACAAGATACTGGCATTACAACCAGACAATTGTCGCCTAACAAAGCAAAGGCGAGCATATTACACGCATTAAAAATTAAGAGACCAATATTTTTATGGGGCGGCCCTGGTATTGGTAAATCAGATGTTATACATCAAATTGCCAAAACTATCGATGCCAAAGTGATCGATATCAGATTAAGTTTATGGGAGCCTACAGATATTAAAGGTATTCCATACTACAATTCAAAAGAAAACAATATGGTTTGGGCATCTCCATCAGAATTGCCTACAGAACAGATGGCAAAGAAACACAAGAACATTGTGTTGTTTTTGGATGAAATGAATTCTGCGGCACCTTCAGTACAGGCGGCGGCATATCAATTGATCCTAAACAGAAAAGTTGGTCAATATGAATTACCAGAAAATGTATTAATTGTTGCGGCTGGTAACAGAGAGGCTGACAAAGGAGTTGTGTACAGAATGCCTGCTCCGTTGGCAAACAGATTCGTCCATTTAGAAATGAAACCAGAATTTGATGATTGGTTTGAATGGGCAGTGGCTAACAACATCAGTAAAGACGTTGTTGGATATCTAACTTTTAGCAAGAAGGACTTGTATGACTTTGATCCTAGATCACCAAGTCGTTCTTTTGCTACTCCAAGATCTTGGTCATTCGTAAGTGAGTTGTTATCGGATGATTTAGATGAAAACACTGTGACCGACTTGGTCAGTGGTGCAGTGGGCGAAGGACTTGCAGTCAAGTTCATGGCTCATAGAAAGGTGGCTTCACAGTTACCTAATCCTTCAGAAATACTTGAAGGCAAAATAACAGAACTGAAATCGAAAGAAATATCAGCAATGTACTCCCTTACGGTTTCGTTATGTTATGAACTCAAAGAAGCAAATGACAAAAAAGATAAGAAATTTAATGACAAAGTTAATAAGTTTCTTAGATTTATGATGGACAACTTCGATACAGAACTTGTTGTTATGGGTATCAAGATGGCATTAACTCAGTATCAATTACCGATTGATCCTGATGCAGTCAAATGTTTTGATGAATTCCATGAAAAATACGGCAAATATATTACTGCCGCTCAAAGCATCAAATAAAAGTGTTGAATATAGGGCACTCTTTACCGGTGCCCTATACCAAAAAACGGTTGACTAATTTACCAAAAGAAAGTATTATAATAATATGAGCACAGAGATTTTAGAAAAGAAAGAATTAAGTCCAGAAGAATTAAAGCAATTAAGAGCAGAAGTTATCGATAAAATTGTGGTTGCAAGAGTTGGACTGTTGTTGAGACATCCTTTTTTCGGTAACATGGCAACAAGACTTCAAATTAAAGAATGTGATGACTGGTGTCCAACTGCCGCAACTGATGGCAGAAATTTATTTTTTAATACAGAATTTTTTAGTAAAATGTCTAGCAAAGAAATTGAATTTGTTATTGCACACGAAATACTTCATTGTGTGTTTGATCACATGACAAGACGTGAAGATAGAGATCCTCAATTACATAACATCGCTTGTGATTACATTGTTAACAACACATTGGTAAGAGACAACATTGGTGAGAAACCTAAGGATGTGCAGATATTCCAAGATTGGAAATATGATGGTTGGGCAAGTGAGGCAGTGTATGATGACATCTATAAAAAAGGTAAGAAGGCAATGGAACAGTTAGGTAAATTGCTTGATGAACATATTGATTGGGAAAAAGGTGAAAGCACAGGTGGAACAAAACAAGACCCTAACAGCAAACAAAAAGGTAAAGGTCCTGCTTACTCTAAAGAAGAATTAGAACAAATTAAAAATGAAATAAAAGAGTCTATGATGGCGGCGGCACAGGCGGCTGGTGCAGGTAATCTGCCTAAAGAGATTGAAAGAATTATTCAACAGTTTACAGAACCTAAAATGAACTGGAGAGAATTATTACAACAACAGATTCAGAGTGTTATTAAAAATGATTACACATTTGCAAGACCCAGCAGAAAAGGTTGGCACTCAGGTGTGATATTACCAGGCACAAACTATGATGAAACTATTGATGTCTGTATTGCTATTGATACTTCAGGTTCAATACACAATGAACAAGTGCAAGATTTCCTAGGTGAAGTGCAAGGTATTATGGAACAATACAAAGATTATAACATTAAAATATGGTGTTTTGATACAGAAGTACACAATGAACAAGACTTTGGTGCATCAGGAGAATCTATGGATTCGTACAAAATAGAAGGTGGCGGTGGTACAGATTTTATGGCTAACTGGAATTATATGAAAGAAAATGACATAGTACCTAAGAAGTTTATTATGTTCACAGATGGTTATCCTTGGGACACTTGGGGCGACGAAAACTATTGTGACACACTGTTTGTGATAAATGGTCATCATGATAAGAACATGGAAGCACCTTTTGGTACTACGGTACATTACGAATAATGTTTGCCAAAACTAATCAAGTAAATCCATTAAACTACTTCGATTGTAGAAAATTTTCCAAAAAACCAAAAGGTTTAGAATTTCTAAAATTAAATTACGACTGGAACGACAATGAAGAATTGTTGGAGAAATGGATTTTGGAAAACCTAAAAGGAAGATTCTATATTGGTAAACATCTTGATGTGGATAGAGATGGAAAAATACAAAATTATATTTTGGTAGGATTCGAAAACTCAAAAGAACTTTCTTTATTCAATCTTAGTTGCCCATTTATCAAACGTCATTAAATACTTTTGTATATACAAATATAAAAGGAGCTCATGAAAATGACAGATACAAATCAAACCAAAACAGCAACGACTCCTACACAGGATCAAGTTGTTGGACAAGACGGAGCAAGTCAGGCACCTAAAACTCAAGCAGGTGCTGGAGCAGAGTTAACTGTTCAAGACTTAAACGTTTTAAAAACAATCATCGACGTTGCTAGTCAAAGAGGCGCATTCAAAGCCAATGAAATGGCAATGGTAGGTGCAACTTATAACAAACTAGAAACTTTCTTAAAGATTGTAGAACAATCTCAAAAAGAAGCAAACAAATCATCAGCACCAGCAGGTGATAAACCAGCGGAGACAAAATAATGCCTGATATCAAACACGTAGGCAGAATGAAAAAATCTAGAGCGAAAGTGGCTGTGGCTTACAGAACACTTCCTGGAGATTCATCATCTGCACTAGTAATCGAAACAACAAAGTTAGATGCTCCAGATCATGACGCTTTAATCAGTGTGATCGAAAGCAATCGTGGACAAACGTCTTTTGAACTGCACGAAGCACTTCAAAGAAGCAATACACCAGACGGTCAGAATATGTTGGTTAAATTTCACCAGAGTGGATCTTTTAGAAAAGTTGCAACTTCTGAAGTTGAAATGATTCCAAACACTGACACAGTGATTTCATTGGATGAACTTAATGAAATGATTGCAAAACAAAAAGGTGTAACTGTGGATCAATTAGCAGTTCAGCCAACAGCTCAAGCAACACCTGTGGCAACATCACAAGTGGCTAACATACCATCTGCAGAGAAACCTCTATCAGATGAGGACTTGGCGGCTCGTATGAGAAGTGATGCTGATCGTTTGTACAAAGAAGCGGCTAGATTACGCACAGAAGCGGAAGAATTGTCGCCAACTAAAACAAAGAAATCTAAGTAAAGCATCAAGTGTCTGTTGTGGTCAAGTTTACTAAAAAGAAACTGCCTAAGGAAGTTGTAGCTCATTGGCCTGAAGTGTTCAATGACTTACGCATTGACTCTATCCCTGTACAATATTTGCTGGCACTTAAAGTGCAATTTAAGGATGGCAAACAATGGGAAATCAAAGTAAAACCTAACCGTCAAAAATTAACCAATAAACAACTGGAGACCAACATCAAAGAATTGTTTGAACACTACGGAAATGACATCAAAAACGTGGATTTTAGGATAGATACCAACAAGGTCAAAGCAGATATACAGAAACGTACTAAATCCTTCCTTAAAAAGCGAAAATAGTAACTCAGCAATTCATCAAGCGGAATAAATACACTATATTAGATGTTAGGAGCATAGCACAAAATGGCACTACAAATTAGACGTGGAACAGACGCAGAAAGACAAGGAATTACACCTTTAGCGGGTGAATTAATCTATACTACAGACACAAAAAAACTATATGTTGGAGATGGTGTAACTGCTGGTGGAAATCAAGTAGACACAACATTATCAGCACAATATCTAGCCGTTCCAAGCAATATAACTCCAGACGCATCTAATTCAAGAGACATTGGTTCTACATCAGCAAAATGGAGAACAGGTTATTTTCAAGGTTTACAAGTAGACGAAGAAATCACAGCAGTATCAATCAATGGTAATGTGGTAGGTAATGATTCATCAGTATTAGTTAATGTTAGTAACGGTAGAGTTACAGCAACATCTAAAGGTGACTTACTTGCTTCTGATGATACAACTATCGTTGATCACACAGCAAAAACAGTTACAGCAACCACAGTTGGTGTACACAAAGGCACAGTGAATGCTGACGATAACTCATTAAGAATAGACGGCGCTTCAGACAGAATCACAAACAGTGTGTTAGACTTTGATGGCAATGTAATTACACTGCAATCAGGCAACGGAATTCAAATAGGAACAAACAGTTCTGCACAAGGTGTTGGTTTAGAAATTTACAACACAGATCACACAGCCAGAAATGCACTAAGAATTTATTCAGATGATGGTAATGCTAACACATTCAACTCAATTGAAACATACACATCTAAAGGTTCAATTGTAACTCCAACAGCCAATGCCGCAGACGATTCGCTATTTGGTTATATTAATTACGGACATGACGGTTCACAATATGTTCAATCAAGTTTTATTGTGGCAGGTGTTGATTCACAAGCAAGTGTAGGAGCAGGTGCTGTTCCAGGAAACATTGTGATGGGAACAACTCCAGACAATGGTGTAACAAATAATTTTGTTGTAATAAACAAAGATGGTAATTTAGGTGTTAATATTTTAACTCCAGCAGAAAAATTAGATGTTGTTGGTAATATTAAAACATCAGGCTTTGTACAGTTTGGCTCACTCACAACTGCTGAAAGAAATGCTTTAACTCCTGCAAATGGAATGATCATTTACAACTCAGACGATAATAAATTTCAAGGTTACGAAAACGGCGGTTGGGCTAACCTAATATAATCCAATGATAGTCCGAATAACTGGACACTCCAAAGGCATAGGCAAGTGTTTATATAACGATCTTATTCAATCGGGTCATGATGTACAAGGTTTCTCCCGAAGTAATGGATTTGATATCAGCATTGCCGAATCAAGACAGAGTATTTTAGAACAATCCAAACACGCAGACATATTCATCAATTGTGCTTGGCCCGACGGTGATCTTCCTATGACAGAGATAGATCAATTTAATGGACAAACAGAAATGTTAAAATTAATGATCAATGTTTGGGAAGGCGATAAAGATAAAAAAATATTAAATTTAAGTTCTAAGTCTTGTTACAATAATTCAGATACAAATGATTTTATGGAAAATTATGGCAATGCTAAAAAAGAACAAAATAGAATTATAGAAAACCGTATCAATGTGTATGGACCACACATATTAAATGTTATATTAGGATGCACTGACACACAGATTAGTGAGTACCTACAAGGAAATAAAATAGATCCTAAAGAACTTTCCAAATGGATCATTAAAATGTTACTGTGTGAAACTATGTATTTTCAGAGTGTAACTGTTGATGCTACACAATTAGATTACAAACCTAAATAGTTTTTTTCTGCTTTTGTTTGGAATCGTCCCAACTCTTAAATGTCCACTCTGTAACTTCGTAGTCAACATTTTCAGGTTGAAACAAGTATTTGTTTGGCACAGTGTCATGCAAAGTCTGGCCTTCATTGACCACAGCATCACGCAACATGATTTGATGTAAGAAATTTGTAACAGGTTTGCCGGGTACAAAATCACACCAAGGACCACATTGTAATTGTTCCATATCAATTGTTTTAGGATCACTCCATTGTATAATTCTATGAGTGATACCATTTATGTTTACCATGAAGTGATATAAATTATCATCAGCAGGTTTCTTTTCCCAAGTCCAACCTTTGCGATCACAAATTTCTTTTATCTTAGCAACGTGTCTGCTCAAAAAGAATTGAGGTTCATCTGGTGCTCTGCCAATATCTGAACCTGCTCTAATTCTATATTGCCAAGCACGATTACCTAATGCTTGTATTTCTTCCAGTACTTCTTCCATATGGTCAATGTGTTCCAACGTATATCCAACATAGTAGACAAATATTCCTTCTGCAATACAATTGTCAATTCCTTTTAATTGTTTCTCATGTACTTTCTTACCTTGATAAGAGTGATGATTCATACCTATCATAACCATGTTTGTGCCTGCTTCAGCAATTTTTTTAACCCATGCTCTATCGGAGAGTTTTACACCATTTGTAAGAATACACACATCTTCAGGTCTTCCTAATTTTTTAAGTAATTTTTTAATTTGTACAATTAATTCAGGTAAATCTTTTCTCACAGTTGGTTCAGCACCTGCTAATATCACAGCACCTGCGTCAGCATTAAATCTATGTTCTATTTGGTAAAGTATTTGTTCTACAGGTTTATCTTGTGTTTTGTTGTCTGGTTTATGATAACAGTGTGGGCAATTCAAATTACATTTATCTGTAACTTCAATCATTATGCCTTGAGGTATTGAATATCCTGATTTATCATAAATCAATGAATTATAGAAATCTATGTCTTGTTCTACCAAATAACTTGAAGTTCCGTGCTCTGGACAAGTCTTTATCAAATATACTCCATCAGTTTTGGTCACTCGTTCTGCTTCACAGTGACGATAACATATGTGGCATAGGCTTGTGGTTTTTGTATCCTGCATACTATTACTTATAGAGTGAAATTGCCTTGTCAATAAAACTGTCTGGGTATACATTTCTAAAACTTTCCAGACACAGTATCTGTAGTTGATCAAATGGATATGTATTGTCCATTTCTATACCCATCTGTTTCATTTTAGGCAACAGTTCTTTTTGTCTTTCTTTGGAAATATGACTCATGTGTTCTTGTACTGTGATGGGTGTTTCGTCCTTTCTGTAAGCAAAGAAGTAATTGATTGTTCTTAATTCTCCATCAATAACAAAATAACTGCTAGGATGTAGACTGTATTTGTATATGCCCAACTGTTTGTGTGTTTCCATTATGTACAGCATCTGCTCTTGCCAATTAGGCAATACGTCAGCATATGTTTTGCCATGGCTTTGTTCCCAAAAATCTACACCTTGTATTTCAAAATATATCTTTTGATCATCTGGATCAAAACGTGTGGTGCGAGGGATCAACTGTTTGTGATCAATATCCAACCACAGTAAGAAATCTTTTTCTCTATGGTACTTCATTTCCATCAGTGCAGGATCCACCACTTCATTGTGACCTTTATGATATTCTGAATCATTGTGAAACCACATACAAAACTCTGTGGCATCTTCGTTGATTAGACTGGTATAAATTAAATTGTTTCTACACAGTCCTTTGCCTGGCACATTGTTGTAATAGTATTTGAAATCACTCATAAGTGGGCCATTGTTTTACTTGTTCAAGTTGTTTAAAATACACATCAGCGTTCACACGCCACACAGTTTGAAGTGTACCTCTGTAATCCATATCTTTCACTCTGGTATAAACACCCACACTTTCCAGAGTAGGAGCCACAATAGAATGTACCAGTCGTTGTGTGCCTTCTGCGTTTTCATTTGTGGTCACATAGTAATTTTTATTTTCACCTGCCCAACGTATGCCTGCTGGTTGAAAAAATTGTTGCGTGGTAGTTTGATGATTTCTTATGGTGTCTCTAGTACGCACCACTTGATACTCTTTCGGCAGTTCATCAGTGAATGTGCAGATACGACAAGCAATACGATAACTGTCAGGACCCATTTCAGGAAATGAATGTGCCGCTGTGGATCCAATCACTCTGTCATTCCACAACAGCATCCAAACCTGATATCTGTCTTCTCGGGACAGAGAATCTACCAACATTTTTTTGGTTGAGTTGTTGACAAATCCTTTTTGTTTGGCTGTTTGATAAAATGTTTCAAGATTCAAGTCGTCAGAATATGGTACCAATTTAAAAGCCATGATAATTTATTTGTACTGTATTTAAAAGTAAATACTTTGATGATTAGAGGAATTGGCGGTAAACCATACATCAGTCTAGATGACCACATAGACATAGACAGTTTCAAACAACTACATCCAGAAATATGTAGAGGTTTTGCTCTCGCACGAGAATATGCCAAAGAAGGCACCTGGATGTCACCAGGATTTGATCCTAAAGACATGAGTTACACTCTGAATTGGAAACCAATTTATATGGCTTTGGAAGAATACAAAGCACTGCCTCAGGATCATCCTATTAGAAAAAATGGTGACGACTTGTACAACAATATTAAAGATTACAAAACCAGAAATCAATTCACAAGATATTTGAAGTCTGTGTTAGGAGCCAATGATCCTTACATATATTATTTCCTTTGGGAAGAAGGAGATTGGGATCATAGAAATGCTGAACGAAACATCACAGAAGAAGCAAAATATTTTCCAGGTGTGGTTGCTTGGATCAAAGAATTAGTAAACACGGGCATCATTGAAAGCATAGGTAGAGTGATATTTTTCCACTGCGAACATGATGGTAAACCATTTGAACACAGAGACCTTGATGGCAAACACGGTGATGATCAAGGTTATACTGATCATCGCAATGAATTCATACACATTAGGCACAGCACAAAAAGAGGATTCTATATTTGGAATCCTGAAGCAAAAAACAAAACCTACATCAATGCCAACGCGGCATTTTGGAATGATCAAGATTGGCATGGTGGTGATGTCAGCAATGAACAAGAATACGGACTACGTATTGATTGTGTATTCACAGACAAGTTCAGAAAGCAGATAGGCATAGATCATTTATCCAATTATTAAAATGTATCATAGATATGTAAAAATACCTAAGGAACACAAAAAGCCATCTTGTTTTTCCTATGAACCTTCTCAATCGGAAGTGATATTTGTTCCCAAAACGGATCTAGATCAATCAGTAATAGATTGGATTGAATCCTTTGAAGTAATTGTTTCTAATGTTACAGAAGGTATCTATACTCCTCCTAATCAAGGAAAGGTGCACATACACAATGATACCAGCACAATAACCAATGCTACAAAAATTAATTTTACTTGGGGTCCGGATACCAGCACCACAAGATGGTGGAATGTTAAAGATGAATCATATTTAAAAACGGATATCACAGATAGTTCACACATAACAGAAACAGTTAAACCAGACATTGTGGATCATTTTGATAGCAACGGTGTACACAAAGAATTAATTTGCGAAAGTGAAGATCAATGTGAATTAGTATGTGAAAAAGTCATAAATCAACCCAGTTTGATTAATGTTGGACAACTGCACTCTACATACAATCCAGACCCCGTACAAGGGCGTTGGTCGTTGTGTTATTTTTTACTTGATAAAGATTATAAACATTTACAGTTTGAAAAAGCATTAAATATATTCAAGGAAGTTACATATGAATAAAAACATATATCACCGTTATGTAAAATTGCCATTTGAGCATAAGTTTCCAGACTGTTTCAAATCAAAGCCAGAAAATATGCGTGGTGAAAATTGGCATGAATGGTGTGCTACAAGAGAACATTGGGACGAAAGATTTGTTGATTGGTTAAAGGGGTTTGGATTAAAACCTTCAAATGTGTGTGAAGCATTTTATAATGGTCCTAATGGTGGCGGGTTACCAATGCACAATGACGCTCCTACGTTGAACAATTCATCAAACATTAATTTTACATGGGGACCACAAGACAGTATTGTAAGATGGTACAAAGTTAAAGACGAATCACTAATACAAACAGAGCGAGATAACACAGATTATCACAAAGAGGTTTATTTTAAAGACATAGATGTCGATATTCCTGTAGATAAATTTTATCATGCGGAAGTGGAAGACTGTGATGTGGTACATGAAGCGGTGATTAATCATCCTAGTTTGCTTAATGTAGGACAATTACATTCGACACATAATTTTAATACCAGTGAACCGCGTTGGACGTTAAGTTATCATTTACTAACAATAGAAGACAATACTCATATACAATTTGAGGACGCACTTGTTCTATTTAAAGATGTTGTATTTTAAAAACGTCGAACGTCTAGAGTAGAAATATACATAGGTTCATTAATCAAATAATCAGTGGTACGTACAATATCTTTAACTGTACAAGTGGGTTCACCAGATCGTTCTCCAGTTTTTTCTCCGTAGTTGAGTACTCTTACAAGACTGAATTGTAATTGAGAACCAAAAGGCATTTCATTGGCTAACGAATTGTGTACGGCATCTATGTGATGTTTGTCTCTGAGATATTGTTTATCAATACCCACCTGATCTAATAATTTCTTGGGTACTTTGGTTGCCAGTGATCCTATTGTGATAACTTTTTTCAGCGGTGCTTCTGGAGACCACCGTTGTTTTAATTTCAATAACAACGTAGACTGAGCAGTGCCAATGTGGGCTATATTCAAAAATACATCACGTGCCAATGTCTCCGATACCAATCTGTTTTGATCTTCTGCGTTAGTTAAATCATACCCTGTGCTTCTGCTGACTCCTAAGCATTCATGTTCTTTTGAATAATGTTCGTACACTGCTTTACCCATTGGTGATGTACTGCCTGTTATTACTATTTTCATATAATTGTAAATCTCACTATTTGAATAAATCTACTGTCTCTATCTATCCCTGTGCCATATTCTTCTAGTTCGAACAATATAGGATTTTTCCCTCTCCAATAGAAATCTTTTTGTGCTGTCATATTTTTACCGCCTCTAATTTCTTCATTGTATATCAAGGCTTCTCCGTTAAGTTTGAAATGAAATAGTTCATCATTAATGCCAAACTTTTTGTTAAAATTTTCATAATCTTGATCAGCACAGGTTGTTAAGTTATACACAAACTTTAAGTTCCATATATCATTTCCTTTTGATGTTAAATCAATTTCAGCCTTAAGTTCTATACTGTCTTCATTCCAAACTTGTTTGTTTTGTAACAACATTTTATTGCTATCTTTAACTTCTATATCTATAGTTCTATTGATGGAACCTTTTTCGGCAGTTTCTTTGCTGGACTGAATGTCTTTAAAAATGTTGTTGTCATTCCAATGCACGTTCAATTGATCCACTAATAAACCGTCTGTGACCAATTCGTTGGCATCATAATTTGATCTCAATAAAGGAAAGTAATCAAACTTTAATGTTTTGTTCATCTTTTAGTTCCAAAGAAATTAAAAATGTATTTGGGTCTTTGACCACAATTAGATCCGGCGTGCCAAGCATTTCTGTCTGGCCATTTGTACACATCACCTGCTTTGGCATTATAGTATAATTCATCTTCCACAATTAATATGTGTCCTGGATGTGTGTCTTCCATGTGTACATGAAATCTTTCAATGTTATTCAATTTTCGTAATTCTTCTTCATTATCTTGTGTGTCCCAGTGCCACGGAGCATGATAACCTTGATGTATCACACTTACCCAACAACTTAATGAATCAACACCAACATAATCAGCAAATTTGTCCACAACACTCTTATCAAAGTTTGTTTCAGGTATACACATATCCCAACCCACAGTTCCGCCTTCTGATGCTAACTTATACCCTGCTTTATTCCACGCTTCACTTATTTCTTTAATGCCTGGTAGATCATCATCCTTGGTGTGTCTTGGTCCTTGATATGCTGGTTTAGAACTTTTTATAGATTCTACAACCGATGTCCAGTCTATCACGTCACTGCAATTGCCTATGTATTGTTTCATTCTGCGTATGCCAAGTAATTAAAATTAAATTTAGGTTCAAGTCCACAATTGGTTCCGCCATGATATGATTTAAAGTCTGGCCACTTATGAACATCTCCTTGTTTTTCATTGTAAAGTGCTTGATCACCTACTATAAAAACCTGACCTGGTGCAGGCTTATTAATCATTGCTGTGAATCTAACAGGATTTCCTTGTGCTACATACTTTTCCCAATCCACGTCCCAATCCCAATGCCATGGAGCAGTTTTACCTGGATAAACTTTAGATATCCAACATTTAATCATTTTTGGTGCTCCAACAAACTCGCCAAACTTCTCTGCTACTTCCATTGAAAACTCTTTGCCAGGATAATAATTGATCCATTCTATAGATGTTTCACAATAATTTCCCAGTGCATCATTAATTTCTTTTAATTCTGGAACTTCTGAAACCGGAAGATATTTGCAGGCACATTTACCTTCTTGATCTTTCACTTCATTTATAATTTCATTCCAGTTAAGGATATGATTACAGTTTCCTACAAACTCAAGCATTTAAAAAGTCTCCTGGCCATTCAGCATAGTTTGTACGGATTGTTTCATTGTATAATTCATGTGTGTTTAATTGATTGTTATGTATAAATTTATCAAATCTATCATTGCGTATCAGAGGTTTAAGAAACTCTATATCTAAAAATTTTGTATCAACATCTGTGCAACCGTATAGATCCATGATATAGGCATTATCTTCATCATCAAAATAAAAGGTGTGCGGATACATATTGATTTTGTATATGTTGTCCTTTTCTAAATCATCTTTTATGGCTTTTATTTTATCTTGCCAATTTGGTACAATGTCGATTTGTCTTGTTTCTAACAACCAATGTAGACTTTTGTCGTACCAACGGAAAGTAATTGTTCTTTTTGTATAATCTATATTAATAATTTCAGGAATATATTTTTTGTTTTTTAATTTAAACAGATATTTCACTTCTTGATTAAACCAATAGTTGTAAAGTTCATCAGTCATTTCCTTGTTCTCAAAATATTTGTTGGCGTTCCAGTTCATACAAAAGATTTTTTTATTGTTACTCACAAGAGGTTCGTACAGCATATTTGTAACAGCAAGTCCTCCTTTAAATTTATAAAAATTATTCCAATTAGCCATACACAATATCAATTTCAAATCCACATATCTGTTGCATTTTTAATATTTCATTTATACTGTCGTTTTCGCAAAGATATTTTACTGTGGTTTCATTTATTCTAGCAAAATTATTCACTTTTCCTTCTTTTACAAATCTGTTTAACATTCTCGAAAATGAACTATCGAAAAGATATCTCATATTGTACACAGGATTTTTTACAGTCATTAACACTTGTCTTGGATCTTTCATCATTGAGTTATTTTTTAATCTTTTACGTATCACTAATTGATATCTATTCTTGTATCCATAATTAGATGCTGAATGTAGTAATCCTGTATTCATTAGATACACACAATCGTCTGCTTGGTTTGGAAACATGACTTCATTTTCTATATCGTGTAGGTAACTGTGTTCGGCATCTAGGGTCACATGATATCTATCATCTATATCAGCGTGAGCAGAATAACTTTCGCCTGGCTTCATCACAATCAGTCTGGCTTCTCCGTGATCTGGCAACTGCTGTAACAATTCATCCAACACAGTGTCTTTATATTCTGGTACTATCTCCCAAGGGTCATAGAAAAAATTTCCAGTTGGTTTGTTTAGTACATTCTTACCTTCTGGTAAATGTTTTAACAATTCGTATAACTTTTTGGAATCAGTTTTGGTATCTAATTTTTCTAACATATTACTATACTTATCGTAAATTATAATGTGCGTACTTAATAACGATAAATATCTTTGTCCATAAAATGTCTAATTTAGAAACAATAAAGTCGATTTATCAATCCAGCACCTATAAGGATATTCTCCACGACATAAATGGAGTTATATTTCCGTTTTCTCCTAAATGGAAAAATATTGGTATCAGTGTAAGCGGAGGAGCCGACAGTGCCTTGATGAGTGTGCTGTTGTGTAGTATTGTATCACAACTTAAAACAGATACCAAAGTACACATCATTACCAATGTGAGATGTTGGAAAACCAGACCTTGGCAACATCAAAACAGTTTAGATGTTTACAATTGGTTGTCCTCAGCATTTCCAAATATACAGTTTAAAAGACATGAGAATTTTATTGCACCTGATTTAGAATGGGGTTCGGTAGGACCCAATATCACAGATGAATATGGAAAATTAAAAAGTGGAAATCAAATAGAATTAAGAGCACACGCAGAGTATGTGGCTCATAAAGAAAAGTTAGATGCTTGGTACTGCGGAGTAACCAAGAATCCAGACAAACAGTTTGATGAACGTTTAGTGGACAGAGATGTTGTCGCAGACAGTCTTTCAGATGCTACACTAGACAAACTAATCAAAGCACACATGGGCGGCTACGCTTGTCACCCATTCGCATATGTTCAAAAAGATTGGATAGTTGCTCAATATAAAAAATTAGGCATAATGGACCTATTCAATCTTACACGCAGTTGCGAAGGTGACCGAGAAACATATCCTGAAATCTTTGGAGACTTAGATTACAAGACATATGTTCCAGGGTCGCCCGTGCCAGTGTGTGGTAAATGTTTTTGGTGTAAAGAACGAGAATGGGGAGTAAGCAAATGTCAAGATTAATCACTTTCGGATGTTCTTACACTTATGGCACAGGATTACCTGACTGTCGTAATTGGCTGTTTGACAAATTACACAGTTTACAACCAAGTAAAATGGGTTGGGCGGCATTGTTGGCAGAAAAATTAAATTGCGAACTGGTGAATGAATCTTTTCCTGGATCCAGCAATACAGAAATTATGTACAATATATTAAAATACGATTATAAATGGGGCGACACTGTGGTTGTGATGTGGACTCATTACGTTAGAGATATGTTGTTTACAGTATCATACAAATATCCATTCTTTAGAGATAGATTGGGTCCTTGGGCAAAAACACATCAAGAAAGAAAATGGGCAGAATATTTGAGTGAAAAAGATTATGCTATGAAAAGTTGGCTACATATTCATCACGCAGATTTGCATCTACAAAAACAAGGTGTAAAATATATTCATTATCCTGCAACGCCTAAAGAATTAGACACACACAAATTGGATTTTATAGATATTCAAAATTATTACAACAGCGGAATAGAATATGTGGACAAAGCCACAGACGATTTACACCCTGGTATTGAAAGTAATCAATTATTAAGTGACAAAATGTATAGGATACTAAATGACAGATCATAATGAATACTGGATGAATCCAGAAGACACAGAACTGGGCAAATGGCAGAGAGAATTAGAATCTGTTGCAGGCAGTTCCACATTTTGTATATTGCCTTGGATACATTTTGCTACTAGACCCAATGGTGATATGAGACTGTGCTGTTCAGCGAACGCCAGCGGCGCTGGTTCCGACCACGAAGTGGGCCTCGTCAAAAAAGAGGACGGCAAGCCTGCTAACTTTGGCAAGGATACACCTATGACTGCTTGGAACAACAACTATATGAAAAGTGTGCGTACCACAATGTTGGATGGTAAAATACCTAACAGTTGTCGTAAATGTTTTCAAGAAGAAAAGGTTGGAGTAGTTTCAAAACGCATATGGGAAACAGGCACATGGTACAAGGACGGTGTGGACATTCCTGAACTGATACGTCAAACCAAAGAAGATGGCACAGTGCCTGAACAGTTGATGTACTTGGATTTAAGATTGGGACACACTTGTAATATCAAATGTGTGATGTGTTCACCGCACGACAGTTCAAAATGGGTTAAGGATTGGCAACAGTTGATGCCACAATTACAGAATAAAGATGTTAAACAACAACTGCAATGGGACAAAAAAGAATTCAACAACTTCTGGCATGAGAAGCCTGAGTTTTGGGAAGAGATGTACAAGCAGATTCCCAACTTGAAACAGGTTTACTTTGCCGGTGGCGAACCTTTGATGATTCGTGAACACAAACAGTTCATAGAAGAGATCATACGTCAAGGCTATCAAGACAAGATATTATTGCGATACAATTCAAATGGTATATTGGTAGATGAAGATTTGATTGAACTGTGGAGTAAATTTAAAAAAGTTAAGTTTGCTGTGAGTATGGACGCCATGGGCAAACGTGATGAGTACATACGTTTTCCTACCAACTGGGACACAGTGGAAAAGAATTTACATATGTTGGACAACACACCAGACAATATACAAACCAGTTTGGCAACAGCCATACAGATATTCAATGTGAAACACTTGCCAGACTTTATGAAGTGGAAGGTGCAGAGCGGTTTTAAAAAATTAAATGCAGGCACAGTGCCTGGCGGAGTACAGATGGGTGGCGGATTGGTCAATATGCACCTACTGTACATTCCTACATTCTTAAGCATACAGATATTGCCCAAGGAAGACAAACAAGAAGTTGAACAGCGTTTTATGGAATTTAAGGATTGGCTGTGGCAAAACTACAGACAGGATGACAATTTCTGGAAAACAAATCCTTATGGATGGAGACGTTGGGAGGCTGTGTTAAAACACATGAACGAAAATGATCACTCATTCTTATTGCCAGGGTTCAAGGAATATGTAACAAAATTAGATGCTATTAGAGGAGTTGATGCTAAATCAGTTTTTCCTGAGTTGGCTCATTTGTTATGAACATAGTACAAGTATTCAATCCACAGCCCAAAGATATATTGCGTGTAGAGTTTATGATAGGTAATACCTGTAACTATTCTTGTTGGTATTGCTTTAAAGGATCACACGAAGGCACACATCGTTGGACTGATGACATGGAACAATTGGTGTTAAATTTTAAACATCTATTTGAACAGTACAAGAAGATAGGCAAAAAGAAATTAGAATTGCACATAGTGGGAGGCGAACCCACGCTGTGGCCCAAGTTGGGAGAGTTTGTTACTGAGATACGAAAAACAATTCCTTCATACATCACAATCAGTTCCAACGGCAGTAGAACTGTGCGTTGGTGGGAAAAGTTTGGCACAGTGTTTGACAAAATATTGTTGAGTGCTCATTGGAAACAGATAGATGTGCCACACTTTATTGAAGTGGCAGACACACTGCATCGCATAGGTAGAAGTCCCAATGTGATGGTGTTGATGGATCCCACTGCTTGGAATACCTGTTTGGATCTGATTGAACAATTTAAAAAGAGCAAACACAGTTGGTTTATCAGTGCCATGGAAGTGATGCACGAAACTATCAATTACACAGAAGAACAAAGAGCATATGTTGCCAAGCCAACAAAAAGAAGACCCAGTTTGTGGCACATATGGAAAAATAGAATGCATCTAAAAGATAATCCTAAAGTTAAATTTGCAGATGGCAAAATTAAAACTGTGAATCGTAATTGGCTAGTGCTAAACAAACAGAATGATTTTTTTGGTTGGCAGTGTAATATTGGCGTGGACAGTATGATGATTGATCCTGCTGGTACAATCACAGGTGCTTGTAGAACAAGACTGTTTGAAAACTACAACATATATGATAAAGATTTTGTGAACAAATTCAATCCTGATATTAAACCTAAAATCTGTGACAAACGCAACACCTGTATGTGTCAGCCTGAAAGTTTGTTGGATAAATTTAAACTTTAATTTTTGTTATGTTGATATCTGCGGCGCAGGTACACCATTGTCTAGTGCAAGTAATTGCTTCTTTAGGTTGAACAAAAGTGCCTTCATAAATGTTGCCGATAGGTCCGCCCACTCTACAAGTGGCTCTGTGAACCTCACCGTCCCAATTAATCATTAAACTTTCTAATCCGGCATTGCATTTCCAATCCTTGAATTGATTTGTTTTCTCAATCAGTAGATCATTGGTGTTGCAGGATTCAGTTTCATCTATCAATGTGTTGTGTGGTGGTGTGTGATTTTCTGTTACCAAAAACTGTTTTTCTTCTTCAGAATAACGTTCCATATCCTCAAAAATATCGTGTGTTTCAGTCCAGCGAATTGGACGCAGTGCATAGTTAATACCTGCTTCTTTTAGGCGTCTACAAGCGTCAGAGACGTCGTTTAAATGCCCTGGCAACATCATTACGTGTGCAAGTATATTTTTATTTTTTGTTTGCTGTGAGACGTTTAAAACGGTTTCTATCACCTTTTGATGATCATATTCAAAGTGTATAGAGAACACAATATGGTTGATCAATCTGTCCAAAATGTCTGTGTAAAATTCTGCTGTTCTGGTACCATTGGTGGTAACATTCAGCCAAGTCACTTTTGGTTTAGCATACTCCAGCAGTTCTAAAATTTTTGGATGTACACAAGGTTCTCCACCTGTGAAACTTATTCTTGTGTTTTTAATTTTGGCCAATTCATCCACAGCACGTTTCAATATTTCAATGTCGGTGTGCGGACTGGTATTGTCATGAATCACCGCAGGACAATATGAGCAATCATAGTTGCATCGTTTGCCAAGATTCCATTCCACTTTGACACTTTGTTGTATGTGTGGATATAAATGTTCTACTTTAAACATAATCTTGAAACTCCGGATTAATCTTTTCAAATGGTCCTTGGTTTCGTGTAAGATCAAGTTTTCTATTGAAGTCTATACAATCTTGCCAATACTGATGTAGGTCTTTGGCTTGTAAAAAGTTTATATTGTCTTGTATTTGTTGTTGTGTGATCTTTTCTAAAACAGGGTGCTCTTTGACTATGTCGTAATCTTTTATGCGAGGTTTCATTGCTTCCAGTTTAGCAATCACTTGATCTTTTAATACTTTGGGCAGTACCTGTGCCGACAGTGCTCTTGGGTAGTTTACTCTGTGACTATAAAACACAATCTTCATTTCACGTAAGAAATAGTCTATCACTTTGTCTATTTGTAATATGTTGTTGGCTTGTACTGTGAATGCTCCTACTATTCTACTTACTGTGGGTATTTTTTTCATTTCTTTAATGTTATATTCTACATCTGAAAATTTACCGTTACCTCTAATATATTCATAAACATCGTGTAACCCGTCTATGCTAACATTCACAGCCACACTTTTAAACTTGGGCCAATAATCGTGTACAGTTCTACCACCTTTGATGCCCAGTGTTGTACCATTAGTAGCATATTTTATTTCGATGTTTTTTCCATTCTTAGACAGTAAGTCTAATATTTTATAATGCACAGGATCCATTAGAGGTTCTCCGCCTGCAAATTCAACACGTTTAAAGTGTGGTAATAGTTTTTCCAAATTATCCCAAAAATGATCCTTGTCTTCAAATATTCCCACATACGGTGCTCGTGTAAGTCCTAAACTTTCCACAGCATCCACAAGATAGTTGCCTTCTTTTTTGTAATGATCCACAATGGCATTCCAATCTTTCCATTGTGTAGAATCCAAAGGATTACACATACGACATTTTAAATTACAAAGATTATTAATTTTAATTTCTATTGTGGGTAACTCAAACGGCATTGAATAATCATCTGCCAATTTATCCAATACATCTGGATATAAATTAATTCTGCTTTCTGGAGAAGCATCTGTGATGTGTCGCTGACGTAAACTTTGCACACCTTGATCTTCTAAATAAAAACAAGGTTCGCACACATCTGGACGTTCATCATTTAATACTTGACGTCTTACTTCTTTCATTTTGTCTGAGTTCCATGCTTCTTCTAAACTCATATCTTTTATATTGCCAATAGGAAGACTACGACAGCAAACTTTTATAGCGCCATCTTCTCTAGTAGCCAAACCCGTAAAAGGGTGCATACAAAATGTACAACTATTCTTCGTCATGTTCCTCCATTGAATCTTTTGGTGTTTTCCATTCTGTTCCAAATCTCCACATAGGTGCTTTTAAACTTTCTAAATCAACTTCATAAAATTTTTCAATTGGTCCTGCATCTATATCATATTCAACAAATCCTGCCCATGCGTGTTGTGAAACTATTAACTGAATTTTATTATATTTTTCTTTAAGATGTTTTATAAGTTGATTTTGTTGCATTATTCTCTGTTTAGTAGGCACAAAAGGTACAGTAGGTTCATAACCAAATATGTTACTGATGTGTAAAATCACGTTGCTATGATTTTTAGGTTTTATTGTGAATTCATTTAATAAATCACATTCGATAAAATTAAATTTTATTTTTGATTTTATGTGCCATAGATGACTGATTGTTTGAAAATGTTCAGCAATTTCTAATTTAGAGTTTAACCAGTCAGGCGTTTTGTGTCTATTTTTAGACTTTAAAAATTTATGATAGTCTCCTCCATCAAAATTTTTTATAGTTTCTTCCATATAGAATAAAGCATTTGGATTATAATCATAAAATATCACTTCTGTATCTTCATCATATCCATATTTTTCTAAATATTTTAACCAGTTAAATCCGCTGGCAGGAATTATTAATTGTTTTATATTACCTGCTATGCTTATTGTTTGAAGTTCTTCTGTATTGATAGGATAAAACAATCTGTTGGCACTTTGATTATATTTTTTATATATTTGTTTGCTGTGTTCTATAAAATCTGTTTCGTGTTTAGCATAGTAACATCGTTTACTTAGACGAATATCTTCATCAAACACAATAATATTTTCTTTATTGTCCAAAGCGACTGTGATAATGTTCCAACCGTGCCACTTATGAGTATAGTTTTTTAACTCTGTTCCTGGCTTGATCCATAAAGGAGTATAATCATCGTGAAAGTTTTCTTCACTTCTTATTGGCTCTGATGTGAAATGTTTGGCATCTCGCTTCATTTCTCCTATAGGAGGACATTCAAATTCTTTGTGTTTTTTTAAATTAATAACATAACATTGTTCATGCAGTTCGTAATAGCCTTCTTTACGATCTAAAATATGTCCTGCTATATAAAAATCCTGTTCAATAAGTTTGTGTAAATGTTTAAAAAAAGCACCACCTTGAAACTCTGTGTCGGCACTGTACACCACAGCATAATCATATTTGTCAACTGCTTTAGCAAGTGTAGAATCTTCTGCCAAGGATATCATAACATCATAACCCATAGTATTAAGTTTGCCTATTTGATATTCAGCAATATTTTGTATCAGTTCTTTAGCAGAAGCATTCTTTATCTGATGGAAATTAGTTTCCAAAATAAAAATTATATCGTGCTTCTTGTTTTGTGCGTCAAATTGAAATGCCATTTTTCTCTAAACTCCTTTCAAGTAACTCATTAAATTGTTTTCTATGATTGCCTATATGTGCTTGAGCAATCATGTGTATTCTTTCCACATTAGCATTGTTAACCACTGTATGATTTTTTAAAATATTAATCAAAAATACTTTGCCGTGTTTCCAAGGTACTATGCCATGATCTTCTATTTCCATATAACACATTCCTGGATTAATCACTGCTACATTAATGGGAATAAGATGTTCGCATAAATCTTCTGGCAACGGTGTTCCAGGATCGTCATTGTGCCAATCTATTTTTCCTCCTGGATTTAATTTCATAAATCTTATTCTGCTGTATTTTTCTGCTGGAAACTTGTCCCAAAACTGTTTAGCATTTGGAGTCAACTCCGCAAGTTCTGTCCATTTGTATGGAGCATTTAATTCATCATCATAGCCGTATTCCTTTGCCACTCTGGTTTTGTCTATGTCTAATCCATGAAGACAACAACTTTCCCATCCTTTGTGCGTTTCATCTTCTCTGTGCGGCACATAGTAAGGTTCAATTTTTGCAAACTCTGTATGATTTGTGTACGCACCAAAATCTAAGTCTAGTTCAAGCCAAGGCAATGTGCCATCTTTAAATCTGTTAAAAACTTTTGTTGCTGTGTCTAATCCGATATTATGATATTCTTCAATGTCTTTGTTAGTCATTATCATTTTTTGCTCCTATTATCATAAATCGTTTGTATTTTTCTGTTGGTAATTCAGCAGAAAATTTTACAGTTAATCCGCAATCTTTTTCAAATTCTTCTAAACTTGCTTTACAATTCACGTGTTCTTTGTGATCAAAATAGTTATTGCTCTGTATTATAATTTTTGTGTTGTTTGGCAGTAATGAAATCCATTCGGCATATTCTTCTTTTGACATATGCTCACAAGCAGTGTTGATGATCAAATTGTGTTTGTGATAGTTTCTATACTCTAACATATCCATAGTGATTGCTTTAAATTGACTGCGTATTTCATACTCTTTGTTCATTGTATTTGCTATGGACTCACAAGTAGGATCTTTATCCATTGATGTTACTCTTGCTATATCCAATTCACTATTAAACAATAATGTTGACATTACTCCATTCCAACCCCCACATATCAATATCTCGTACGGTACTCTTTGAAAATAATTCTTTAAGTTGTCAATCAGCCATACTTTGCTGTTGATCTGCCCTTTCCAGAAACTTTCTAATGTACGATATCTGTCATCAGATTGTCTGATGGCATCCATCCAATACAGTACATCTCTTATATTAATTCTCAAATTGAGCTCCTAGTTTGTCAAATGATCCACACTGTTTGCCACATTCTTGTAGCGGTGAGTGACTCCATGTTTGTTCAATCTTGTCAAAATAACCGTTTTCAAATATCTCTTTTAGACTACTTGTATTTAAATTCGGAAACTCGCCAATTCTAGTCATATAGTCTATTCTGCTCTCCTGCATGGGTGGTATCCACTCCATATCCAACCAACAACAAGGTGACACATTACCACAAGCACTCACATAAATCTGTTTGTTCTTAACTGCTTTGCACACAATGGTAGGTGTTGTTTCTTGCTGTGATTGTTCTACCAATGGAATCATATCTCGACTTTTTTGCGTGGGTTCCAATCTGTGTGTGGGACGACCTTGCTCATCTATCACTTGTAGGTAATCTCCTTTAAATCTTGAAGTGTGTTTTGTGGTGAACATTTTAAATCCTAAATCTTTTGACATCTGTTCTGCTGTTTCCACCTGATGTTCATTGTGTTTGAAAACCAACATATGCCATTTGGCAAACCCGCCTGCTTGTATAAATGCTTTGGCATTATCGATAATTTTTTCAAAGTCTGTGGATACACGATATAAATGATTAGTGTCTGCAAGTCCGTCTATACCAAAAGTTACTTTTACCTGTAATTTTGCTAGTTTAGTCCACCAGTCTGTGTCTCTAGCACTGCCGTTGGTGTGCATCGCCAATCTTATTTTAGGGTTTACAGTTCTTAGGTGTTGATATATTTCCAGTGTGTCTTTGCTCACAATAGGATCTCCCAAGTTACCACACATAAACATACTGTCCAATTGCTGTATAAAATTATCAGGAAACCATTGTTTGAATCTATCCAATGTGATTTCATCCAAATGTATAAAAGGATTTAACGGTCCACCTTGTATTCTACGAGGACACATAGGACACTTGGCTTGACACTTGCTGGTTATTTCCAAGTGTACATCTCTTATGTCTGTTAACTTATACATTTGCTCTTTCCTTTTTATTTCTTACAGATTGTTGCCTACTAATTTCCAACATTTCTTGTTCTTGTAAAGCATTTTCTAAAAAGTCCATTTTTCTAAACTTAGGAATTTTACTGTCTGCAGAACTAACACAAGATGGCGTGATACAAGCATTCGGTTTAGAAAACAATTTAAAACCTTTGTCTATAGTTCCTAACGGTTCATCATGACAACTGTATGCTCTTTTTATTTCTCCACCTGGTTCTCTTATGATACAACTTTGATATCCAGCATGACAATTCCAGCCTTTAAACTTATTGAATCCAAAAGCATTAAAACGTTCTGCTTGATCTATATTATAACTTGTACCTTTGTGGTCAGTCAACTGAATTTGTTGTGCCGAAACTCCATTATATTTCAAAGGAAATCCTGTTCTCATCAATTTGATTTGTTCATCATTGTATCCATCTACTATTTCACTGGCTGATTCATTGCTTTGTGGTTTTAAAGTTACGTTTATACCACGTTTATGCAACCTATCACATCGTTCATACAGTTCATCAAATAAGTGTGGTACCATCACTTGATTAATTGTGACGTATACTGCTGAGTCCTGTAACATTAGTAATTTGTCTCCAAATACATCTTCGTCAGCAAACTCATGATGGAAACTGGCTGTGATGCTTCTACGTGCAAGACGTTCTGTGGCTTTGAGCCAAATGTTCCACCATTTGAATCCTGGTGAAGCATTTGTAGTCATGTGTAAACTTTGATATGTTGCAATAGAGTCGTTGGCATAATGCTCAATAACAGATAAAAATCTTTTGTATGCTGTGGGCTCTCCTCCTGAAAAACTGAAATGAAAACTATCAAACCCGTTTGCTCTTGCTTGGGATTTTATTTCATCAATAGTATTTTTGTAAACCTGTAATGGTCTGTGATCAACATTTTTACTGTGAGCATATGGCCAACAATACGAACAATTATAATTACAGAATCTGCCCAATATCCAACTCACATTGAACAATTTTCTATCAAGCATAGTTTGTTGTCCAAAACGCACAATGTTATCAAAAGGTATATTAGTAATATTCACTGACACTGCACGTCTCCTTGAAATATTTCTGCAACCAATCGAAGTCGTTGATCAACTTTAATTGTGCAGGATTGTTTTTGTTCTGTTCACCATATTTTTTACCTTGCTGAGCACCGTCCATAGCAAAATCTCCGTATGGTCTATTTGCTCCAAGAGTACACCAAGCATCCAATCTTTTTTCTGTTTCTTGATCTTCTTGTCTATCAATCACTCGACTGCTCAACTTAACACACTCTCTGAATGCTGATTTCCAAGCACTAAAAGGATCTGAATTGAATGCTGTGATGTTTGAAACTTGTTCCATTGCTCTAAATCTATTTGATATGCTGGTTGTCATGTCTGTGGTATCTGTGTTCATTTCTAGTGTCATACGTCTTGGTAATAATTTAACACCACCATATCCATACTGTAAATCGTTGATTGGATTGCGACTGCGCCACACATGAACTGCTGTTAAATCTTTTTCTGGCACTGCATAATTAAACATAAAATCTTTTTCTATCACAGCATCTCCATCCACCACCCAAAACATTTTTGTTAATGCTAACTTGGCGGCTTCTATATGTGCTTGATGAATTCCTTTAACGTTATTAACTCTTTGGGCAATAGGAAAACGTTCGCACAATGTTTTGTAATTGTGATCAGCCAATGGCTCATTATAACTTATGAACACAATATCATACATTACAGCGTTCTCCTTTTCCATATTCTTGGTGTATTAAGATATACTTGTTTAAAAAATTTACTTTGTTCAGCACTCAATGGTTCAATAGACAATTCAATTTCATGCTCGGCAGTAATTTTCCTACCTAGTTCAATACTATCTTTATAAAAATCTGTGGTTTTATCATCATGCAGTTCAAATCTCCAATATTTTTCAAAATATCTATATTCATTTGCTTGAGTAAAATCCCAATCTGTACAAGTTGTTAGATAACAGCCTGTTCTCGCTCCGTGAATAGCATATACTCCTAATGGATTATCCATGCCCACTGACATCCAAACTAATAGTCTTTGGTAATTTTGCCACCATAACTGTTTTAATGGCAGTCTTACATTTTTGTCTAAACTCATTTTAACACCTTCACGGAATCCTGCTCTCCAAGCCTGATAAGGTGATCCGTCAATATAACTGATAGAATAGTTTTCATTAAATTGATAGTAATTAGGAAAATGACAAAATTCAATCACGTTTTTATTTTTACCGTCATGGTTTTCGTGTGTTTTCATATCTTTTACAAATGATTTTGTCCAGCATTTTAAACTGCCATTTCCATACTTTAAACCATTAAGATCAATTCTACCACACCAACTAAATTGATAAGTGTCATCAACTCCCAACGAATTAAGGTCTACTAACACATTTAAAAACTCTTCATCTATCTGCGTATCAGCATCGACAGTTATAAATCTTTCTGATTCAGATATTTCAGCCGCACGTTTATGAGCAGTATCAAATCCTTTTACTCCGTGTACACGTTTTGCCCATGGAACTTTGCGTTTTAGATCAGCAAAGTTTTTATCTGCATTAGGTTCATCTAAACTTAAAAATATAAAATCCATATCTGATGTTTTTAATATCATTGGTGTACCTCATATGAATAGTTGTAAACTTTTCTACAAAACAATCTTGGTATACTGTCTGATTGATGTGGCATAGTTAATGTTTCTTTAGACATTAATTCTTTGATATCTATTAAAAATTCATAGTCTAACAATGCTGAATTGTCTGTTGATGTTGTAAAAAATTTATATACAGTATCTAGAGACTTTAACGTATTTTTTAGACTGTTTTTTAGTTCTGTATCTATGCTTACATTCCAAACTTTTTGTTTGAGATCTAATACAAATCTTATACAAGAATCTTTATTATTCTTTTTAATTTCATATACTGTTCTATTTTCTATCAAATTACTGTGCGTTTGATTATGAGTAACATTTTGTAAAGCATTTTTTGTTTCAACTACAAACTCGTTGTTTACTAATTTCACTCTATAATCTAATAAATTTTTGTATCCTTTTTTAATTTGTATGGCAAGTTCTTCAGATATTTTAACACTGTGTCCTTTTTGTTCAACACTACACCCAGTCGGTATACCCGTTTCAGGGTTAAAATGTATGTAATGTGTTACATCAGGTTTAATTACATCAAATGTTAAAGGTGGTCTGATGTTCATTTTAAACACTCCATAATTTCTTCTGTTAAAAAACTGTCTTCAACATAATGAAAAATTCCTTGTTGTTTAATATTACCTACAAATAGTTCACAATTTTTATTCATCATATAATCTAATTGTTCGTTCCAATGATTTACAGAACTTTTCCAATTTAAACATTTAGGCTTCATATGTGTAAATGTTAAAAATTTGTGATTTGAAAATACTTGGTGTTCCTTGTTTAACATTTTCACTACAATAGCAGTTGCCACATCCATACTGCACCATTTTTGTGTGTGATGTATTGTAAATTTATTAGCAAACTGTTTGTAGTTTGTGACAACTTCTTTAAGAGTATCATAAAACTTTTTATTGTTTTCATTCTTGATAAAGTAATGAAAACCACAATATACGTTTGGCAACTGATTCTCTTCAAAAACTTTTCTATAATAATTGCTGGTTACCCATTCATTTCTATATGTTCTAACTTTGTTTGTGTAATATAATTCATAGTTTTCTAATGCTGTCCACCAATGTTCTATATTTTCTAACACCAACATATCAACATCAAGCACAATATTTTTTTGAAATGGAGCAATATCATAAATTTTACATCTATTTTCCACTTTCCAATCACTTGCTTTAGCGAAATCCTCTCCTGGAATATCTTTTATAACATCAAACACAGATTGATATTTGCTAGGTACTTCTATATCTGTAATCAAACAAACTTTTTCTGTTGGATTAAATTTTTTAATACTCAAAGCACACGCCACAGCCTGTTTTAAATAATCAGTCTTACTGTTTTGTTGGACAAATAATACAATTCCTTTATTCATGTGCTTCTATTATTTTGTTTAAACCTATTTTATTCATGATATGAATATTCATATCTTGTAATTTACATTTTAAACCGCTTTGCAATGTGAAATGCCATTGATTATTACTGTATGATTCTACAACATCTTTATCAGTAACATAAAATAACTTACAAGGCAGTTGTTTGGGCCATTGGGATTCGGCAAAACCATTCATCATGTGTAAAGCAATCGCAAAAGCAAAATCGTTTCTATAATTTGTGTTTGTGATTTGATATTTGAATCTATAAAATTCCCATTCGTTCCTTATGTGATCTATTAATTCAAATAGTATTCGTGTTCTTTCAGTTTTTTTAAAATAAAAAACTGTTGCCCAGCACATTTCAATACCTGTGTCACTCACGTATTTCATCTCGTCTGTGTATTTAGAATTAAAATCTACGTGTTGTGCTTTGTAATTAATTAAAAAATCTTCTTTACTGTCAAACACTTTGTTCAAACTGTCGTTGGATACAATATAATCAGTATCCATCACAATAGTTTCTTCATATGGGGTTAACTTATAAGCATCTGGTCTCGACTGGTTATTCCAGAAGTCTTTGTGATGCTCGTTGCCATCATAGTATGAACGTTTTTGTATTTGATCTGGAGACTTTACAAAAATAACATGATTAAAATTATTTTGTTCACACACTTCATTGGAAGTGATCAGACACACTGGTAGTTTTAAATGTTTTTGAATCTGTTTAGCACAAAAGTCAGCCTGCTTAACATAGTCCACAGTGCTGTTGTTGTGAGCAAACAGTAGTACACCTTTTGACATTGTTATATTTCACCTTTGTCTTTCACCAATTGATTGTATTCGACAAAATACGAGTTGAGATTATTTTGATATTGATCAATAATGTTGTCATAAAAATTTTGAACATCTGTAATTTTGACAGGCAGATTATAATCATCTAAAAATATTGCTTCGTTTGTTTTTTTCACATTAATGAATGTTAAACAATAGTTTATTAAGGCAAGATCGATTGTGAACTGATGTCCTTGAGTGTAATAGACATTGTTCTCAAGACATTTTTCTTTTAACAACCGTAATTGGTTATTGTACTGTTTCATTCGATTTGCGAATTCGAGCGATTCGGTTAAGGAATTATTCATAATATATTAGATATTATAACTGATTTTTGAGTAGAAGTCAAATTTTTGATTAGAAATTATCACCAGAACCACGCACTACACCGGGTGTTGTACCAATTACGTCTGTGATAGCAGTAGCAGTATAGATATCGCAATTCAAATTCGAAACATTTTCATCCGGATTTCCGCCTGCTTCATCTCGCCAAGTCATTGTGAATTGAATTTGGTTTGCCGCAGTTTGCTGTACATCTACATAGTAATCATTGGCAGAATATGCTCCTCCGCCAGCATCTAGGTTTGAATAAATTCTTTGAACAGTGCCATCCAACTCATAATTTCCTACGGCACTTGCCACTGTTCCACCGCCTGTTGACGTTGTACTGTGAGCACCAAAATCAAGATTACCACCCATTACTGTATTCCATGAATTTCCTTTTGAACTAGTATCAGTTGTGTTTGAGGATATTCTAATAAATCCTCCAGCATTAAAATAATGACGTCTAGCATCAGCATCTGTAAAATTAACATTAACAATCATTGTGATTGTGCTGTTCCAAGAACTTCTATTATTTGGAAGAGTTGCTTGTATGTCTTGTTGAGCAGAGTCAACCGTCAATCTGTTTGTGCTGACTAAACTGGCTAGTGCTTCATACTGATCCCAACCTGTGTAACTTACACCGTCATTTTCTTTGATCAGATCACCTTGATTTACTGCTTGAATAACTGAATTGGCAGGATTACCTCCTGTTTGATGTTTGTATGCTTTTCTTAAATCTTCGTAAGCATTGTTGATGTTTGTTGCATCAATCAAATCTCCCACCTGTACAGATTGAGTAACAAGTGTTTGTCCATAGCCAGAATCACCTGAACCATTTCCTAGTACGTTGTCTATCTGTTGTCTTAATGTGTTAAATCTATTTGCAGTTACTAAAGCCATTGAATTCTATTCCTACAATTTATTTATTAACCTTAGTGCCACCTCGACTAACTTTATGGATTCATCTAGATTTGTTTCAAGAGCGAAACCAATCAATTCACCTTTTTTGGTAGTTGTTCCTATACCGTAATCTGCCGCCCAAACTCTATTTCCTTTTTCAACAGGACCTTTTACTTTTACTGGTACACGTCCTACAAAAGCAATCGCTTGTCCGTCAGCCTCTTTGTTCATTAAAAATCCTGGATTTTCTGAAATAACTCCAAACACTGACCCACCATCAAAGTATGCTGTTGTTTCAGCATCTCCGCCTATTGCCATCACTGTTCCAACTTCATAAGTTTTATCTGTTGTATAAACTTCTGCCAAGTCAGCATATTGTGAACTTGTTGCAACACCATCAAATGTATTTGCTGTAATTTTACCAGTGGCGTCTCTTAATGCTACTGTGTTGTTAACGGCTGTGGTTGCACCTAAATAACTTTGATTACCAAAATATATACCTGATGCATTATCTGCCAAACCTTTGAAATAATTTGCGTGTACTTCATACCATTTGTCAGTGGTAATACCTAAATTTTTATTACCTAATCCTGGAATGATTCCATCTGTACCAACATACGCTATTTCAGTTATTGCGCCGCCGTCATTTACTTTTAAAGAAATTTTGTTTCCGATTTCATTTGATATTGAACCATCGCTACCATTCTCAATTGAAACTTTTAAATCGTTCGAATCACCTACTGTGAATCCTACATCTCCAAATCTAACAATGCTTGAAAATGCACTTGAGCCTGCTCTAATAAAATCTGATGCTAGATATCCGCCCAATCTATCTGAGTTTGATGCTGTACCCCAAAATCTATGATCATCTGATGTTACACCGTTGGTCGAAGCCTGTGTGTTTATTAGTGTGATACCTTTTTTGACAACGTCAAATCCTGTGATTGTGTTGCTAGGATCTGATGTACCAATAGTGAATGCTGTTGAACTGAACACCATCACTGTTGTGTTGTTAACTTTACCTTCGATGATTACTTGGTTAGCATTTAAAGTATCCTTAATCTGTCTTGAAACAAATTGAGTAACTGTTGCACCTACACCTTGTGGACCTACAAGAATAAAACTTGTGCCGTCCCAAGCATACAATTGATTGTTTGCGTTGTCCCACCAAAAGTCCCCTGTTGTTAAACCTGCCGGAGCAGTTCCGCTTACTTCAGCGCCACCTGTTGTTCTAAATTTTGTACCATCATAAAACTTTAATTTGCTGTTGGATGTATCAAACCATATCTGTCCACTGATGGGTCTTGAAGGCTGACTGCCACTAGCAAAGTTTTCTAATAAATGTAAGAAGTTTTCGTTTTGAATTTCACCGTATCCAGCGTAATTTTTACCTATAAAACGTAGGTTTGTTGTACTATCAATAGTACCGTCTTCCACGGTTGCTATCAGTGTTCCATCAAATTTGTTAACAATATATGCCATAATACCCTTTGTTTGTTATATTTATCGTTCCTATGGTGTTAGTGATAATGTAATTTCTCTATCAAATGCCCAAGCACCGTTGTTCACCACAAATTGTAATAATTGTCTTGTAGGAGCAAAATTAATTGTACCTGTTATGTTGGTCGCATTTGATAAATCTTCTATTACCTGTCTGTTTGACGCACCCACTATCGGTGTTCTTTCCACTGTACCTACAGTACAAGTAGCACTTAACCATCCTGCCGCTGATGTGTCTAAATTTATTGTGAAACTCACATAGTTTGGTTGTTCTGCTGGAAACTCTGCCGCCTGTATTATGTAGTTTCCGTCAATGTTTGCTGTTACACCATTAACCACAGTAGTACCTGTGATTACAATCTGTTGTAAACCTTCATAGAAATGAGAGGCGGTTGTAGTAATTTTTGTTGTAGCACCAAGACTTGGATCTTGTGCACCAAATGTTACTGAAGAAATTGTTCTCTGTTGTACAGTGATTGTTTGATCCACCTGAGTAAAATTTTTCAATGTTGAGAAATCTAAAGTAGGAATAGTAAATCCACCGCCTGCACCGTAATTAACTGTGAGTACTCTTGCTAATGCTCCTTGATTTCTTGCTGGTATCACACTGCCTGGAACTAATAATGGTGGTTCTGCAGAACCTGAATTGTATCCTGCCACAGGATATAATTTTTCTAGCACTTCTCTTGTGTTCAAATAGTTATTGCCCACTGCGTTTTGTGTAAAGTTAGAAACATCTAATTGTAAACTGATGATTGTAGAACCATCTGTGTATTCTTTTGTGGCAACATCTGAAGCATTTACCGGAGTAGCAACTCCTGTGATTCTTTTATTGCCTGTGACTTCGATAACATTTGTTGCTGATGTTATTTTTAAAGATTGTCCATTTTGACTGGTTATTGTTGATCCATTTACATTTACATCATCAACATCTAAATTGCCTAATGTACCTACTGACGTTAATGATGATTGAACTACTGTGCCACCTAACGCTGTTTCAGTCAATACTGTGTTTGTATTAATTTTAACACCTCTGCCCACAGCAAAGTCTAACCATTCTGAACTTGTCCAAGCATCAGTACCATTGTACCAAGAAAAAGTTTTATCACCATCTGCAGATTTTAAAGTGATTCCTCCGCCATTTGCTCCAGCATCATCTGTGGTTACACCAGAGCTGGTGATGTTTAATTCTATATTTTTATCTTCTACTCTTAAATTAACAGTATCAATAGAAGTGGTTGTTCCGCCGACAACTAAATTTCCATCAATATTAACATTTCCACCAACATCTAATGTTGCTGTTGGATTTGCTTTGTAAATTCCTACTGCGTTAGCAGAAGCATCAATCTTAAATGCTGAAACTTCAGCCGGTGTTCTCACTTTGATTTCTACATCTTGATTTGATAATTGATTTGCTATTGTGAATGCGTTGTTAGTAAATTGTAATTTTGTGTTATTGTTTAATCCTATTGTCAAACCAGCATTGTTTTGAATTGTAAGAGCACCTACAGTTGTATCGTCAGTGTTGGAAACCAAATATTGATCTGCTGTTCTTACAACACCATTTCCATCAATTAAAGATTGAGCAATAGTCGATGTGCCAACGTATTTGTAATCTACACCTACAGTGTTGAAACCTTTTTGTAATGTTCCTAATGGATTAGCATTTGTTACTAATTCATTGATTCTTTCTGTAGCAATTGGTGTGAACTGAGCATTAGAGTGAACTCCGACAAGATTGCCTCCCACATACATTTTAACCACAGTCTGCGTGATGTTTTGTGTATCGATAATGCTGTCAACTTGAAAACCTGATGTTCCTTGTGCTGTTGAATAATCCGGACCAACTAACTGAAGTCTAATACCGTCAAAGAAATACATTTGACTTTTTGTACTGTCAATCCAAAGGTCTCCTGATACCATGTTTGGTTGTTGCGAAGCAACTGTTGTTCCGCCTGATGATGTAAATGCTGAACCGTTATAAACTTTTAATCTATTTTCTGATGTATCATACCATAACTGTCCTCTGATAGGATTAATAGGAGCAGATGTGTTGGCAAAATTTTCTAGTAATTGAATAAAGTTTTCATTTAATACTTCTCCAAATCCAGAATAATTTCTGCCGATCAGTGTTAAGTCGCTGGAAGAAGTATCCAGTTGACCATCAACTAAATCTACAAGTAAACTACCATCTGTTTTGTTTAACTTATAACTCATTACGCTCCTCCAGTGTAAATTATGTAATTCAATGTTAAGTATGGATTCATCACATCCATTGCTTGTCCTATTGTGCCGTCAATTCCACCTGAATTAGGCAATTGTTGAGCACCATTAGTGTTTGCTAAATCTGGACCACTTGTTGTGGTAACTTCTGGATCTGTAGAAGCACCTGCAATATTTCTTGCGGCAAAGAATTGATCACCATTGTTTGCTTTTAATGTGTGTTCGTGATTAGGTAAATTTTCTTTCGTAATAGTTTTCTTCTCATTGCCTGCACCTAGACCTAAACCATCTGCTGTTGGTGATGTAACTCTATCTGCTGAACCTTGTCCTAAACCTGGGTTAGACATATTGTCTTTACCTAATGGGAATCTTCCTCTTAAATCAGGCAGTTTGAATACTGACGAATTTGAAGGAGTACCATACTGTGTTCCAATCACTTGGAATAAAGTATTGTAAACTGCTCTTTGCACTTCAGCACCATCACAGAATAACCAATCTGTAGGAGCAGTTGCTCCAGCAAACGCCATCATTGATCCTACTGGTGGTGTTGGAATTGAATTTGTAATTGCACCAACTGTTGTTTTGTAAATTCCTGTGATACCAGCAGTCCTGTTAATAATTATTTCATCACTTACTTCGCTGGTTGTTGTCAGTGTTTGATTGCCAATGAATGTGTTGCTAATACTGGTTGTAAAAGTTCTTGGTGTTATATCGTCACCTCTGAAAGACACATCTGTTGCTGTAACATCGCCCGTCATTCTAAATGTTGTTGCCTGAGCAAGTCTATTAGCCTGTGTGGCTGTTGAAGCATTTCCTGTAATACTGTCTGTTATAACACTGCTGGCTTGAATTTGATTTGCCCACACAGTTGCGTATCTATTTGAAGATGATCCTAAATTATAAGTTAAATTTTGTGACGGAGTTATTGTGTTTGCTGTTATGTTGCCTCCAAACGTACCCGATCCACCAATGTTGGCATCTAATGCTACACCTAATCCACCTTTAGAAACAACTGCACCTGAACCTACATTGATCGACGGAGTAGTGCTGTTGGAAGTAATTGTGCCTGATGATAAAATATTTCCAGATACATCTAATGCTTCTGTAGGATTTGTTTTGTTTATTCCTACTTGTCTCTGAGAACTGATTCTCATCACTGTGGTTGTTGAACCTTGATTGTTTAATCTAAAATCTATTTCTTCATCTAAAGTTCCTAATTGAATAATACCTGCTTGATTTTCCACAAACATTTTGAAAGAGCCAGCGGCTCCAACTTCGATACCATCATCTGTTTTTACTTTAATTGGAAAGTCAGTGAGTGATGTAGTGTCTGATCTTAAAAAGTTACCTGCGGCTACTGTTGTGTTTCCAACAAGTAGTGCTTCTGCTTTTTCTGAAATACCGTAAACTTTATTAATGGCTGATCCAAAATTTGTAGAACTAATATTAACACCTGGTTTTAATTGTGAAAATCCTGGAATATTAATTTTTGGAGTGAATGAATCTTTAGCAATGATCGCCACCACTTTAGCATCAACTTCTAATTGAACAATGCTGTATGTTAAATCATCTGTTCCTGTTGCTGTAACAGGAGTTGCTCCAGTGGTTAATCCTTTACTGTATTGTGGACCAATCAGTGTCCATCCTGATCCTGTAAACAAATAAAGTTGTTGAGCATTTGTATCGACCCAAAGGTCACCTGATATACTTTCAGAAGCACTTGGTTGATTCAATGCTTTCTTTAAACCACCCGATGCTACCCAGTTGGCACCATCATAAACTTTTAATTGATTAACGCCTGCTGTGGTATCAAACCAAAGTTGTCCTTCGATTGGTCTTAAAGGTGCTGAACTGTTAGCAAAATTTTCTAATATTTGTAAAAAGTTTTCTGCAATAACTGTGCCATAAGAAGTTGTGTTCTTACCTGGAAAATTAATGCTGGTTTCGTTGTTTACTGTGTTGTCTTCAATGGTGATTGTACCTTTGTTAACAGCATCAGAAAAACTTATTGTATATGCCATTTACTACCCTTCGTTAAAACCTGTCAAACTTTGTACTCTTACTGTGTAATCAATCTGTATTAATCTATTCAAACTTTTTTGTACAGGGTGGAAAATTACATGAGTTAGTAATTTGCCTGTGCCTGATGGTGAATAACTTACAAGTCCTAGTTCATCAAAAACATACAAACTGTTTGAAGCACTTGCGGCATCAACAGCATCTTGTCCATTTGGTTCACCGTAATCTAACAAACAAGTTACCAGTACATCTGTGTAGTTTGTTCCATTCACGTGTCTTGTTTCAATTTTATTTCTTTGTGGATCCAAATTAGAAACTGATCTGTCATCAACAATTTTGCTGTAGGTTTGATTGTACAGTGTAGCATTTGTACCTGTACTGTTCGGAGTTAGATATGTGATAATTCCTGTTGGATCAACTGATGTACCACCATTACCAAATGCCATTGAATTAATAAATCCTTGACCTTGGTTGGCTACACTTTCTGCTAATGCTACACTCATGTTTTCATAATGAATAGCATTGCGTTTGTTTACAAAAATCGTCTTAGATTCTGGATCGTGTATCTTAATGTGTCCTTGTATTAGTACACCGCTGTTTTCGTTAATTTTACTCATTTTTGCTCCGTTCTACCATTGTATTTATTGCGGCAAAGCCACTTCTTTTTGACGTATGAATCTTGCTATATCATTTTCCGTCTGACTGAGTGGATTTGTGCCTGATTGCCATATTCTTCCTTGTTTTCGTACCAGCACTATTTTGGCATTTTCGGCTGGTGTAACTGTGAATGTTATTGCGGCTGTGGTACCGTTCACACTGAATTCAGCAGGTGCAGTTGCATCTGCTTCAGGACTATCTTGTCCCAATGTAGGATTGTACACACTGATTGCGTTTTTACGCAATCTCTTACCACCAACAAACAGTTCAAATTCATTCACATTGTTAGGCACAAAGCCTATGTTCAGTACATTGTTTACCACATCTGCGCCAGTGTATGTCTCAGATATGAACTGATCTTGATAAGGCACATTTTGGAAAGCACTTTGATCGTAAACATCTGTATTAGCAAGATGTACTTCTGCAATACCTGTTCCAAATGTTCCTCTTCTTAATTGTTGTAAACTGTTGCCATCCTTTTGATAGTATTCTATTCTTTCGCCATCTATAAAAATTATACCTGGCAGTTGCGAAGCAACACTCGGTACTGTGATACCTGTGGCATCGGACAACACAATTTCCTTGTCATACCAGTTTAAATTTTGTGCTAAAGAGTATTGTCTGTCATCACCAATACGCTTAAAGTGTGTTCTGTTCATAACATCTTTAAATTGTCGGTAAGCAAATTTTCCTACAAACGATGGTGCTGTGAAGTGAATCACATCAATTGTATCATTTTGTGAAAGTGTTCTATTAATTTTTAAATACATCTGATTGTTTGAAACTGTGTAATCAATACTAGGGGCTAACCAATCACCATTCACACTTACCCAAACATATTGGGCATCAACTGCCGGCTTGTTCAATTGAACCACACCATTTGTTAATTGATTGTACTGATAATAATCATCAGTGTTCACTGTGATTGATAATTTAGCCACCACATCATATTGTGTTCTATCTATATCTTGAACATCGTGTTTGCTGAATTGATATGATGTGATTGTTGAACCTTGAACAGGAGCAACACTTAAACTTAATACACCAGCATCAGTTACTGAATATTCTCCATTCGCAATATAAACATCTAACACATCTCCAACAACTCCTATACCGCCTGTTAATGTTACACTTGAATTGCCTGGGTTCCAAGTGTATTCAGCAGATGTCAATTCAATTTTGTTTAGATATGCTCTTACATCTGTGGTATTAACTGTGCCTGGTAATACTTGCCAATTTTCAAATTCGTATTCTCTCAAAACACTTACAGTAAATTTTTTATGAAAACCACTTCTTAAAACTGAATCGTTAACTTTAACAATCACATTGTTTGTGAAAGGTGTTTGTGTAAAAGGTGTCGGGTTCAATTGATATTGTGTTGTACTACCGTCACCTGTGTAAGTGTTTTGTGTAACTTCACTGAACGACTGTGACGTACTTTCATAAACCACAATATTGATCACACTGTCTTGAGCAGGTGCTGAATCAAATCTTACTGCTACTCTATTAGCAACTGCATACGCTGAATCAGTCTCAACCACTGTGTAGTCTTGATTTACACCATTTACTTTTACAAATGTTTGAATGTTTCCTTGTGTATATTTTGCTCTAGTAACATATTCAATTGTGCTACCGTCACCTGTAAATGTATCAACATCTAAAATAGATTCACCATTGTTGCCCATTGTGATAAAGTTTATTTTTTCACCTACTAATGGTGCTTGATTGAATATTATTTTTTTGTTTTGATAATCAACCTGGAATGTATTACTGTCTTTTAAAATGTTATTAACACTTAAAAATATTGCTGTGTTGCTTTGCGGATTATCAACAAAAGAGTATTCAACAGTGTTTCCATCACCTATGTAATTGTAACTGTTAATTTTCGATCCTGTGTTAGGACCTCTATCGTAAACTTGAATGTCTAATGTGTCTAATACTTGTCCTGGCACAAACTCCTCCGGTCCTTTAGCAGACGTAGGTGTTACAAATCCATCGCCATCTATGTTGATGTCTTCTGCGTTAAGTCCTTGTGCTGTTGAGTATGCTAAATCTCCACCTTTAATCAATGTATCAACAGCATTTGGATCAGGTAAAAATGATCCATCGCTTGTGGATTTTCTTACAATAATAACGTCACCGTCTTCTGTTTCAAGATTACTGATATCAACAATTTTTGTAGAACCGTCTCCAGCAATTGAATTCATTTGTGCTAACGCATTGGTAGGATTTCCTACATCAAAAGCAGGATCATCAACTCTTATACCATTTTGATACACATGGTATTCCACACCTTGTGTTAATGTTTTAGCAAGATTTAACGTGAGTGTGCTTCCGTCTAAATAGAAAACTTCATCTTCGTAACTTTCATCATAGGTATCCCATTCACCTTGCATGAAAGGTTCGTTACCCCAGCCTGATGTATCTTCAAATCCTATGCTTCTTACTTCTACTCCACCGTAATCAATTCCGTCTATCACTTGAGCAAGTTCTTTACCTGGCATACCAGCAGTAGGTTTGTATAAATCAAATCTATCAGCAGTGTTTAATGTATCTTCATTAATTTTGTATGTGATTGAAATGTTAGATAAATTTGCTGGCGGTAATACAAATTGAACATATCCTGTCTGTCTTTCATATGTTTTAGATATATCTTTCTCATTGCCATACGTGAATGTGCTTTTTAATTGTTGAGTACTATTAATTAAAATTGATATTGTATTAGTACGCAAGTCCATCGGCCATTTTAATTTGAACTTTAACTGACTGTTATTGCCAACAAATGTTTCTGTTCTTTGTAAATTACTAATTAATGTTGTTCCAGTGTTTCTATCAAACTTAATTCCAATGTGAGTAGTACGAGGTAAACTTTCACCCAATACAGCACTTGCCTTGGCTGTAACGCCTGTTGTTGATCCACTCAATGTAATTGTAGGAGCCGATATATAACCAGATCCTGTGTTGATCACAACTATTCTGTTCACTGAACCATTTTTGATGTATGCTCTAGCAGTTGCACCTGTTCCACCGCCACCTGTAATATTAACAGTAGGTGGGTTAGTATATAATGTACCAGGATTGGCTATATTAATTGCTGTAATTTTAAAACCAACATTGTCTTTCCAGTTTTTATCTGGATAAGTCTTAACATTCTCAGCACCAACCAATGTGTCATTTACAACTGTAACTTTTGACGGTGTGATTATACCATTTACATATTTAGGTGGATAATCAAAGTCTGTGATTACAGAATTGGTAGGTTCTGTTTTTTGATATGAACTTACATATTCTCTAATTTTAGTTTTATAAGGTTTTACTTCTTGAACATAATCTTCATAGTTAGATAGATTATCATTTTTAAATGTTATTTTCTGTTCCAGTTCGCCCACATTGTGTTGTGCTTTTACAAAACTTGTTTTAAAAACAAAATCATTTAATTTGTTTTCTGATAGTGCGTAATGAATGCCAGCAAAATATAATTTATTGTATTCAACTGCCAGTTCTTCAACAAATATTTTGTCTCTTACAGTTTCTAATATTGTTCTAGTTTCTTGAATCGGTTGTCTATCGTACAATTGAATATCGAAACTATTAGAATCAAATCCAACATTTCCACTGTAAACATAAAGTTTATCTGTGAACTGAATTGTTCCGTTTTGTCTTCCAACAGTTTCATAATTAACTGTGTAATCGACATCTGCTTGATTACCGATTTTTTTCAGTAGTAACCAACCACCTGCTCCAATGTTTTGAATCTTAACTATTTGTCCTATTGTATCATCTATTGCGGTTATTTCATAACTTTGAGATATCACATGGTCTATTGCTGTGAATTGATTGTATCCTGTTGCATACCAATCAGCATAGTTCCAATATAAATTTACATTGTAGGCTTGTATTTTTGATTTTTGCCAACCATCAGTTGCACTGTAACTATAAATTGCCCATTTGCCATCAACTGTGCTGTCTGCTTGTACAAGAGCACTGTAATTTCTAATTTCAACTGTTGTAGTATCTGCATAATTTTTACCTTGCGACAATATTCTAGCACTGTTGATTGAACCATTTATATCTATAGTCAAACCAATTACAGCACCTTCTCCTGTGATACTTTTTATTTTGTACGTTGGAATAGATTTGTATCCTTTGCCAGGATCTGCGATTGTTACATTAATTATTTTTCCGTTTTCAACTGTAATATTAATTGAAGCAGTTTTTACTGATCCAACACCTACAAAATCTAAATCTTTTTCTGTGTCAATTGCAACATCAAATAATCCTGTGTTTATTTTTGGTGCAGGATCTGATTGTGTAAGCGATGAAAGATCAACCTCATCTACAATTAGATTTTGTAGTAAAACAGAATTAATTCTTTCCACTGTTTGTTTTAGTGCTTCTTGTTTGTTTATAAACCAACTCTGTCTTGGATATTGCAGTGTTCCGTATCTTAATTTTTCACTCAATGTTGGATCAGGCACTGGATTGTATTGAGCATCATATCCTATTAGACTGTTAAACCAAACTGTTTCAATTTCTTTAGGTAGTGTACTTGTTCCTAAACCTTCAGTTAATAAAGCATATTCTTTATGAACATTATTTTTACTATCAATTCTTTTGATTCTAAAACTGATAACTGTATCTTTGTCCTGTATAAATTCATCACAGTTAACAATAGCAAATTTGTTTTTGCCAAAAATAGTTACATATTTGTATCCTTGACCTTTTGGATCTTTTATTAAATTTTCAACAGCGTTGGCACTTAATGTTCGTGATTCCATTTCAGGCACAGTGGTTTTGCCTTTAACCCAGAAATAATATTTGTTTGATAAAACTTTAGCAACATCATCATAAACTTTTGTGGTTACATAATCAGTTGGATTAACAACTGTTCCTGTAATACCTAATGCTTCACCTTCTTCTGACTGACTGATAATGTTGTATTGAGATGGTGTGTAGACCGATTCAACCCATTCATGCACATCAATACTAGCACCTACAAAAAGTTTGTTCCAGTATGAATTATTAAAGATTATATTACTTTGATAAGGATAATAATATTGTGCTGTGCTGATGTTCCACCACAGTCTTCCTATTTGATTGCTGTTCCAATGATTTGTTGTATCAATATTTCCAACTGCTGAATTTGAATTGTATACTGCTGGATCATAATTAGTTTTGTAATAAATTTCTGATTCTGCTGGTCCAGGTATTTTACCAAATACAGGATCAACATAATCTAATCTTGTTAACAGTGTATTTGTTCGTTTGTTGTATAAGAAAATTCCTTGTATTTTTGATAAATCTGGTTGATCTATTCCGTCACTGCTTTCATGCACACTGTTCCAATTATTCTCTAATGGAGATTTTCTAAAATCAACCACAGTACCCATTTGTTTTCCATTTATTTGTAATTTAGGTAAACCTATGTATACATGGTTTTTATTGACTAATAAATTTGTACCAAATTGAGTAAAAGAATTGTCATAACTGAATTTTTCAGCATATAGTAAAGTGCTTTCAAATTTTTCAAATAAATGTACAGAACCAACATCATATCTTTCATCTAAAACTGTAGATCCATCATCTACCTGTTGATCACCTTTTAACGAACAAACAGCAAGTACATTGCCACTGAATGACAGTGTATTTCCAAATTGTTCTGATGTTTCTTTGTCTGGGCTGACTAGTGTTTGATTTAGATTGTATAGACCTGTATCGTTGCTGGCTTTTTTGTAAACATAAACCACACCCATATCAATATTTGTTAAATCTTTCAATGGAGATCCTACAGCAATTAATTCGCCGTCTTCTGATATACTGATATCTGCACCAAAATCAATTACAGGAGTAGAGTCTTGCGGTGGTAAAATAGTTTGTTTGTATGTGTAATGATTGTTATCTAATCTGTAAACAATAACATCTTGTTTCGAGTCATTGTATTGATTTGTTACAACTAAATTAACTCCATTTGTATCAACATCAAATGTGTTTGCAAATTTTATTAATTTACTTTGATCTAATGTTGAATCTCCTTGTAATTCTATTCCGCTATCGTTAGGCACATAACCTAAATAATCTGCATGACTATCTTGTAACTCCCAAACGTCGCTGGTCCATGCACCTGAACTAATATTTGTTTTTGCCTTGTACAGTTGATTATTATAAATTACTAATTCGTCTTTTAAATAATCAGCATCTTGATCAAACTGCCCCATGTAGTTTTCATCTACACCTAACCACCAATTTTTAGTAGAACTGTATTTGATAAAATAAACTTTACCTGGTAAAGCGTTTGAACCATTTCCTTCAGCACTGATAAATGCAACTGTTGTGTCCCCAACATCGCGTATTTGAATTTTTGAACCTAAACGTAATCCAGATTGTGTGTCCGGTACTGTGAATGCTGAATTGTATGCATATTGTCCTGCTGTGTTCTTTTTATAAACTAAAAATGCACCTTGGTTTGTTAATCCGCTGGCTGTTCCTTCACCAATAGGAATATTGTGTACCTGTAACCAATCTCTATTTTGACTGCTAGGAATATTTGCAAGTTGCTGAATACCTGCAACATTTTCAAACTCGTCCCATATCCAGTACTCTATATCATTCACAGTGTATGCGGCAGGATCACCTGATGCTGTGATTGGTGTTGTGTGTTCAAATACTAAAATATCTCCATCATTGGGTCCTGATTGAACTGCTTGTTCAATAGATCCTATTAATCTATCAACTCCGCCTCCCAGTCTTTGAATGGTTGCAGATTGTCCTGCATTCGATCCTAGACTGAACAACGTTGAACCATTTGGATCCACTGTGTTTCTAGCATTTCTAAAATAAACTCTTATTTTTTCTAAAGCAATAAACTGTACAAATGTAACATCTGCTTGAACAAATTTTATAGGATCATATATAGTGTGTACACCTGCTTCCGGATAATAATAATTTGCATTATTGTCTGGTTGGGAATCTATATCAATATAACCTTCCCAAATGTCTACAACTTCTTTTATACCGTTAGTGTCATCGCTGTCAATGTTTAACCCAGAAAAATCAAATGCATTTTGATCCACGTTATTGAACCAAACACTTACATTGTTGGCTGAATTACTAGAATTTAGTCCACCATCATGAGCAATATCATATCCTGTTCTAACAAACCATTTGTTACTTAATATTCCTTGTGGAGTTGAATTACTTTGCCAAGAATTATTTGCTGGATTAATGTAATATCTTTGATAGTATGTTCCTAACCCAAACTGTGCTTTTACTAAAGGAGTTTGTGGTGTTATAGGAACAATTGGTTGTTCAAAAGAACTGAAAAACAAATTGCTATCTCTAGTTTCATTTAATAATTTAATATCTTGAATTACAACGTTCGTTGATATATCAGCACCTGCACCAGTGGATACACTAGCACCTATGCCAACTTTCCACCATCCACCAAGATGATCATAATCTTCTGTGTTTACTCTAGTGTAATCTCCTATCGGTAAAGTATCCAATAACAAACTACCACTGGCAGAAAATACACCTCTAACATCTTTCAAATACAATAAAGTCTTTCCTGCTATTTTTCTCGAGTACACAACAGTACCTTGTGCTGTGCTTGTACTTACAACACTGGACACTGGAGCATCTCTGAGTGTCAATGATACTTGAAGTATTTCATCTACTTTTGCTTGAATTGAAATTTCAGCACCACTAAACACATTGTTTTTAATAGTAGGAGCACCTATTCCATTGAATGGTTGATTAGCAGATTTGTTGTAATTGTTTCTATCAATAGGATATTCTGTACTGAAATCAAGATATTTTAATATTAATTTGTCACCAATTTTTGTTGCTGAATACTGATCTGCTGATCCTCTAATTAGTAAGTGATCTGTGGTTTCGTTTGAAAATACACTGTCACCTATTAACAGCGAGGTTGTTGAGAAACCAATATTTTCTTTGTAAAATGCTGAAGCGTCAAAAGTTGAAAATAAATCAGATGCCACTGCACCTTCTATTTGATTAGTTGCTCTCCAAAGTTGTTGTTTGTATTGAACAATATTACCTACATTGTAATTTGAAGCAGGATTGTATACTCCTTTGTATTCCGTTTTCAAATCTCCGGCATTAGGAGCACCAATAATTACAAAATTTCCATCTGGTGAAATATCCACTGCTTTTCCAAAACTACTGTTTGAACTAAACAAGTCTGAATTTAGTAATAAATCTGATGTTGGTGCTTCAATAGTCTGTAATAATTTTAATGAACCGCTTTCCGATCCTCTAGAAAAAACATAAATTTTTCCATCACCATCTGATGGTTGACTTACTAATACTATAGAATTTTGTTTATTAGCGGCTATAACTGTGCCAAAACTTTCATCGCCTGATGTACTTGTTGAACTTATTTCATTGTGTGTTTTATAAACAAATTTATTGTTCACTATTTTCCATTTGCCATCATTACTTTCATCAATCCAGAATTTTTCATTATCTGTTAATCCTTGATTGTTTATTACTGTGTTGATGTCATCAATAGAACCTAATCTATATTCTATAAATCGTGTAATGTAACCAACTCCTGGATCTATTGAAACAAATCCTTCTTTATCTTCACATTGAATTGTTGTTGAATTTGCTGTTGTACATTTTAATACATAATCTTCACCGTCAATACTTACTACAAAAATTTCGCCTACATTCATAACAGCAGTGTTCAATGTGTTAACTGTGATTGTTGATCCAGTTTTTACTACTGAAACTGTTTGCTGTTCTGTTTTGGTATATTTTAAAACAGTCCAACTTTTATTGTAATTTCCAATCCAAACATATTGTCCTTCAAGTAAATTTTTAACATTAGAATTTGTTAATATATCTTCATACTGAGATAATGTGAGAGAAATATCTATTGGATTAACTGGTCCTGCTGTCTTAATGTAAGTATTCTTGTCATACTTAATGGCAAAAGGCGTGTGTGTATAATCCTTGGGTGCTAGATATGTTTGTCCAGACTGTATTCTATAAACCAAATCAGATGCTGTGTTTGCCGAGTCATCTGTTAACAAAATAGGTTGTGGGTTCAATCTAAACTTAGATTCATCAAGATTGTATTCTATTTCGTCAAATGTATCTACAGCACCATATTGCCCTTTTCGTATTGCCCATTCTTCATAGAAATCTAAACTCTCTTTATCAGCACTTGCTAAAGCATCAAATAATTTATTAAGAGCATTTGATGTTCCTTTTTCTCTAATAAAACCTTGATAAAATTTGTATTGACTCACATCATCGTTAATGATATTACGTAAATATTCTCTTGGTTGATACCCAATTAAATGTTGTGCTAGTTTTTGTTGTTGACTATCAAAGTTGTCTGTGTCAAGATCATAAAAATCAGCAAACTGATTAGTTTTGTAATCAAAATTTGACAATAAACTACTTCGTGGTTTATCATCCAATCTTCGCCAGTCATTGTCATTAAATTCTTGTGTGCCTTTAAGTTTTGTATTGGCTGTGTAATAAAATTCTTTGTGTTTAACCACATCGCTCATAGCATAATCTGTGTATGGTTGCCATTCAACTACTTTGGCTTCGTCATAGATAAATCCTGGAATATTTAAACTGCCGTCCCACTCTGTGATGTAACCAAGCATTTTAATTCTATCTTGCTTGTAACCACTTGCTGGATCGTAGATTAAATCATTAAAGTCCGTTGAGTTATCCACTAAACACACGTGTTCTTTTTGTACTAAAGGAATTTTAGCAAAGTAAATTCCATTAACAGTGTTTTTTGTAAACAATTCAAATGTGTTTGATTCTCTAGTAATTCTTAAATTTTCTTTGTCTAAATTTTTTCCATCTTCTTTTAATACACCATATGAATAGAAATTATCCACAACATTGTCAGTTGTAGAGTATTTCGATTCTAATACAAGTTTTTTACTGGCTGGACTTAAACTGATTACTGCACCTTCATCCCAATTTTGTGTAGTCCAGAATAAAAATTCTTTCATACTTAATTGCCAGTTGGATACTAATTCCGTCTGACTATCAAACTGATCAAATTTAAATCCTTTTGATTTTAGATATGATTCATATCCAAGAATTACATCAACAACTGATTGAATTGTATCAAACACAGTACCGTATGGAATTTCTACCACAGCATCAGTTAAGAATTTTTTTCTAAGGATTGCAGTTCTGCCACCTTCTGTTGGCAGATCAATTAATTTTAAAAATTTAGAAAGATCAAATGTTGATCCTGAAACGTGTGTTTCGTCTACAGCATAAAACTCATCAGAATATTTTACATAAGCACCTCTATCGTAACGTTTATTTTCGCTCCAATTTACAAATGATGCACTTATGCCTCCCACTGTAATTGCAGGATCACTGGTTTGTTCATACACTGCGTGATATCTTACATAAGGGTCATCTCTATCATAACCTTTTATACTGTAACCGCTGGCTAATTTTTCTATGATCAGTCCACTATAAGTTAAAATTTCGATAGGTGCCGAAACGTTGTAAATTAATTGATAATTTTCATCTGGTACAAACAACGACGTACTGTTTAGCGGAGTCTTACTATCAATTAATAATTTGAAATTATTTTTGTTGCTATAACCTCTAATTTTAAATCCAATCTGTACTGTTAATTCAGTAAGTTGTTTTTTGTAAGAAGCATAGTTGGTGGTTAGTGAGTTTTCTACCACTTCAAAAATATAGTTTATTAATCCTGCTGTTAAGTTTATTGTTTTATCTGCAATACTGCTTGGAAATACAATGTCTTTAGGTCTAATTGCTGTTAAAGAATTATAAACAATTTGACCACTTGCATTTCTTTTTGTTCTACTGATGTCTAATCCAATACCAACTGCTTGATTAGGTCTATGTAAAATATAACTTTTTAATAGAGCAAATGGATAATGAGCACTTCTTCTCCAAGCATTTTCAATTGGAGCGTGATCGCCAAATTTAAAGTTTCCTTTAGTTAATTGTAATACAGCACCTCTGGCATAAGCACTATCAAATGGACTTTTTATATTTCCATTACTGTCCACTGGAATATGCGATGTCAATCCTGGTCTTTTATATTTGTCTTTGATTATAATTTTTTTATTAGGTTCTCTTACAATTCCTTTTTCTAAATCCTGCCATAACACAAGATTGTCTCCGGTGTATGGTGCTGGTCCGTACACTGTTGACCACCAAGATGGTTCTTCTGTGTACCCCAACATTTCCCAAGGAGTAATATTTGGTCTGTCTGTGTCATAAGCATATTTGTACACACCTCTCCAGTATCCTGATAATTTAGTCCCTTGCGGTGACACCATGTTAGAATAATTCCAAGTTAAACTGTTTTCATCAGACTGGTAAGTGTTGGCTGTGTAATCTTCGTTTCCAATAAATGTTAACCAATCATTAAAATCGCCCAATAATGTTTTATTGATAGATGCTTCAGTAAATTCGTTGATTGAATTTGCTCTAGGTATAAAAGTTTTTATTTCAAATAAATTTTCATCAAAAACAACTTTTATATTATTGTAAATTCTTTTTTCTAGTTCTAAAATAACATCATCTCTAAAATCATTGTATGCAACAACGATACTACCGTCATGTCCTTGAATAACATTAACTGGCTCTAAAGCGGTTGTGTCTGAATATTTTTTAGGAACATATTTTGGATATAATCCTAATTTAGTCGGTGTAGGTGGTACATATGTTCCGTTAGTTGTTTCAAATTCATTAATAACAATAGTGTCATCTAAAGTTAAAGTTTTAGTTACTTGAACAAAACCATCAGTAAAAATATAGTCATGTGCGTGAAGTAATTGATCACCGTTCAGATACACATACACTGCTTTATTTGATAGAGTAGAAAGATTATGACTGTTTTTTAAAGCAAAAAATTTACTGTCTACATCTAATACTTCGTGTGTTGTGCTAATATATGCACCTACTCCAAACATATCTGTTTGAAAATAAGGAAGATTATCGTTGGAGTCTTTATTAAGTTTTTCTAAAATTTTATCAACTATTTGTACTGATGTACCGTCAAATCCCAAATCGTCCATAGCACTCACAAATGATCTTTTAAATTTGTAGTAGTCTGTTTGACTTTGTGATATTGCCGAAATTAAATTGACTTCTTTGTTATTCAACAAATATGAAGACAACACCATTGGTCCACTGTGTTGTAAAAATTTTCTTCCATACAATGTAGCATTTGGAAAATCTCTTAAATTGCTTACTCCTGGTGTGACACCTTGTATATCTGTCAACTCATTAGTGATTGATTTTACGTGATCAGTCACTTGTCCAACTGTGAATGTAACTACTTTGTCATTTAATGGATTAGACTGTAAATTTGTTGGAAATTCATAATGTCCATTAGCATTTTTGTCAGTGGCACTGGTTGTTCTAATTAAAACAACATCATTGGCTTTTAGATTTGTGTAAAATTTTACATAAGCAACTGAATCTACTCTTAAAATATACCAATCAACGTTTTGTGTTTTCTTTTTGTTGTTAACAAAAACTTTTACTCCTAAATCATTTAAATCACCACTTTTGTCATACACGTCTACAGCAAAATCGTTCAATTGATTAGTGCTGGCTACATATTGTCTGTTTACTTTTTGAAAACTTTTTGTTGGTGCCTTAGACCAACCATTCACTGTGGCAAATTGTCCTTGAGCATTGTATTTTTTTAAAAATGCTGTTTCTGAAGCAAGTGTTCCACTTAATGTTTGTGATTCATACACATATGATTGATTTAATAAATCAAAGTTGAAAACAATATCGCCAACATTTTCAACGTTTTGATAAGTTAATGGAAATCCTAATTCAGTATCGTTAGTGCCTGTTCCGACTGCATATGAAAATATTTTATTTCCCCGAAACGAACTGTTTGGGTATAATATATCATCTGTGTAACTGTTGCCATTGCTATCAAAAAGATCAAACAATGGTGCTTGATTAGTTTTTGTTTTCGCTTGTGATGTTTTCCAACCATTGTTATAATGATACCATTTGCCTTGGTTTTTTACACCATTAGTAACTAAAACTGTTTCACCTTCTTTCGGTGAAGCATTTGCAACTTCTACTAAACTTACTTGGTTGGTTTTTATTCCATTTAGTTCAAGGTCTATAAATTTTACTTGATAAATTTTATCTTTCACCAACGGATCTGTATCTGCTGTAAACAATATTTTTAAACCATTTGTAACAGCAATACCATCAACGTAGAATCCTTCAGATCCTTCTATGTCGCTCATTACATCTTTAGTCACTGTGTCTATTAAATCTACATTGCCTTTGCTCGATGTTCCAAAGTTGTATAGTTTAATACCTGCTTCAAATTCTATAATAGGTCTACGTGCTCTTGAAGTTTGATCTATGTCTGCAACTTGACCATTTGCACTGGCACTGGCTTCAATAACTGAACGATGTATCCATCTATTGTGTCTTGTCCATGGACTTCCTTCTGGTGATGATCTATTAATGACCACATAGTCTTTATTGACAGCATATGATGTTGCTGTTCCAAAACCCACTGTATCAAAATTTTGGGAATCAAATGGAATGGGCACACTGTTTGTAAAACTACTGACCACTTCTAAATTCTGAGAATTAATAAGTTGAATTGCTTCGCCTACACCCTCTACATAGTAATCTCCTTCGGCATATTGTGCTGGAGTAACTGTGCCTTTGAAATTAACTTTCATTCCATTAGAAAGAGCAACTCCGTCAGCAGTGGTATAATTTTTCTTACCTAATACTTCATTGGTAACATCGATGGCTGAATTCTCTTCAATGTCAAACACTTGGATTAATCCCCAAGCATTGATATCATTTGATGAACCATAATATAATTTTTCAGGTGTTGAATCTTTTACCTGAAAAGTTATTATGCCTTTTTCAACTGCTTGAACATCTATACCATCATTGAAATTATAACTTTCGTCTAATATTCTTTGTGTTCTAAAAACCAAAGGTAATCCTTCAGCATCAATTTCAAATTTGTATGTTTGTCCTTTGTATAATTTTAATGTAGGATTCGCCGTTAAACCATCTGGAGTAAAAATGTAAGCATAGTTGTCACCTTGATCACTTTTTGTAACTGTGTATGTGCTGACAACATTTCGTTGTTGTCCGTTTATAGATACTGTAGATGCACCATATGGCATCCAAAAATATTCTCTGTAATTTACAAACTTGTCCCAGTCTATTTTAGGAGACCAAGCATAATATTCTTGAGCATTCAAAACACTGTGATTAGATGTGTCGCCATTATAGTTGGCAATTTGATTTACAAAATCGATATAATCTGAATAAAAATTTACATTTCCTAGATCATCTTTTTGAACAACAGATGGTTCAAATTTATAGTTTTCTCTATCAGCACTTATTTCAGGCACATATAAATCACCTGAAGTGTAAGCACTTGTAACTTTTCTTCCGTAATAAGCATTTAACTTTTCAAGAGTTCCTTGAGAAATTAATTGATCAAGTGTGCTGTGTAAAAATTTTTGATTTACTGGAGTTCTAAAATATTTAGGTAAGAATTCAGCAGACTTTCTTTTACCATTGTCTTTGCCTGCGGGCAATTCGAAATCTTTTTGATCATTATCGTATGCCATTAATATTCATTTCCTCTATTCTATCTACTCGCTCAATGTGTTAGTGCTGGTTGAACTTGTGGTAATAGTACCGTCGGCTTTTAATTTAGAGGCAGTCACCGCATCAATAATTTCAACATCAGATACTTTGGCTCCACTAATAAAAATTTCATCATTTTCTGATTTAACTTCAAAAAGACTGCCAAATGCTTTTGTGCCTTCTTTCGGAACAACCACAAAAGTAGTGATATCAGGTGCTAGTTCATTCATCACGTATGTGCTTAATTCTGTGAAATAAAATGTATCACCGAAATCCCAATTTTCTAAAGCAAAAAATTCGTTGATTGCTTGAATCACCCTACTTTTAATATCACTATCGTTCGTAACTTGATCAGAATTTTTTACAATTTTGAATGTTGCTTGTACATCAGTGGTTGCCTGTGTACCAAATAATATTTTGTATTTGACAGGATGATATATTATTGTATCACTGATGGATTTAATTTTTGCTAATGGTGTGTTATAATTTGTGTATAACGAATCATTACTAGGCAATAAAGGTTTAGTAGTTGTTACACCTGCTAACCATAATCTAAAATTGATATCATATGTTCTTGTTAAAACATACATATCTATTATGTTAGATGAACTTGGATCCAATCTTGTGTTACCATCCACAGTGTGAACATATTGGAATTTGATATTATCTCTACCCACGTGAGCCACATAATTTGTAATGTTTGATGTTGTATTAGTTGTGGAGTTTATTTGTTTGAAACTGTCACTGTCAATCAGGTAAACAATCGATCCGTTTGTGTAATCTCCAATAGCACCTACTGAAGTTTGTCTAATATAAATTTTTTCATCTGTAGCATTAACATATTGATATCTTTGTGTTCCATCTGATTCACTCACAAGTTTTTGGAAAACATATTTTGTGCTAGAATTAGTTGCTGGATCTACAACAAGGTTAAATGCATCTGGATTATCAACAATACCATCTTGATCAGAATCAAACTGTGTTAATTCTAATTTAGAACTGTCTACATATCCACTCAAAGTTCTGTATTCTGTTGATACAGCAAAGTTGATATCATTTGTAAATGATGCTACAACATCAGGTTTTGTGTTGATCGATAACACAGAAACTTTATCTTGTAATGTAACTCCTGTTTGAGCATTAAAGTTTCTGTCAGCACTATCATAGAAAAATCTTACTTCTCTTTTACTTTCAAACACATATCTTAATCCTCTGTATGTGATGGTGTATGTTGCACCATTTGTAATACATTTGATTAACCAACTGCTGTCCAACTGTTGGTTTGATGTGTCGCCTGTTTTACCTGTACTAAATGTACCGTAAACATCTAAATTATTTTCATCAATCACTTGCCATGATCTACTAGCAACATCATACCTTATTCCAAAATTATTATAAGCAAATGCTTGATCTATTATGATTGTTTTGATATCGTTAGTGAACTGTTTTGCAAATTTTGGTAATATCTGTATAGCAATAGCACCTGTTGGAATAACATCGTTAAATTTTATAGCACCTTCTCCTGTGCTTGAATTAGCAACACCATCATTCAACACACTAACAACTGATGTCCAAATATAATCTTTAGCGCCTGGATGATCCGCTACACCTGTCATCAATGAATTATCAGCCATAAAATGTTGTCCTGCGGGAGCCACAAACTTAATCATAGCACCTGGTTCAACATATTTCAATTGACTGGCTGTGAATGTTCCCACTTGATAATCTAAAACGTTTACAGCATCGATTAATTTTCCTGTTGATTCATTGGTTGATTTAGTAACCTGTTGCCATACAGGATTCAAATCATTTAAAAATATTTTAGGGAATTTTTCAATGTAATAATTTCTTGTTTGATTTTTTGATAACAAAGGTTCCAATTGATTAATAATAACACCTTCTATATCTGTTTGTGTAGAAAAACTAAATGTATCTAAGTTTTCTGTTTCTTCTTTGTAAATTGATCCATCAGCACCAAAAATATTTGTGTTGCTGTACTTGCCTGTTGAATCTATCAAATCATAATATCTTGAAATTCCGCTAGAAGTTCTATTAACTGCTTTTACTTTTATAATTTCTTGATTAGTTCCCAACGGAGCAACATTATAATCTTCTCCTGTTATCATTCTATTTTGTGTGTAATAAGTTGCTGGAGCGTTTAATCTAATGTTGTTGTTTGTTTCAGAAGTTGTAGCATTGTCCACTGTGTACTGAAGACCCATTGTTAAAGTTAAAACTTCAATTTGATTGTTAGCAGAAACATATTGAACATCAATTTGAACATTCTGCATATCTGCAGGCACAATTCTAACATTTTGATTTTTACTTCTTCTGTAGTAAGTTCTAAAATTTCCTTGTGGAAGATTTCCAAATATACCGTCAGCAAATTTTAAACTGATTGAATCGTCTGTGTCACTCAATACTGTGTAAATATTTTTAACACTTTTTGCTGTTGAATTATAGATTACATTATTACCTGTAACAGAATCAACTTTTGTCCAAAGTGTATCTTCTAATCCTGTGTCCACATCTAATTGATATAACCAAACATCTGTATTGTTAATATTGCTAGCCTCAATAGATACTGATTGATTATTGCTTGGAACATCAACTGAAAAATTACCTTGATCTAATACACCTTGTCTAAAATGAACAAAAAATCCTGTATTGTTTGAAGCATTGCCTTTACCATCGTCTCTATGAAGTAAACTGAAACGTCTACCTACTAACGGAGCCTCTTCCATGATAGCACCGTTGTCAAACGATGTTGAAACAATTTCAAAAGGTAAACTTTGTCCGTTTACAGATTTTGTAAAAGAGTAAACAGGAACATCTGTGTTGTTAGCATTGACTCTGTATTGACTGGTTGGTATAGCATCTATGTTTGATGACTTAACTGGGCTACCAAATTTTTCATTTTCGGCAAGTGAAGCATTTAAAACTTTTACAAATTGTTCGTACCAATTTGGGTTACTTGCATCGTTCCAACTGATTGTTTGATTGCTTAAATTTAAATTATTGCTATCTACAATATCTTCCGTTGTGCTTATTCCTACGATTTTCATCAAACCATTTGCACATTGATTTCTAGTAGGATTGTAACTGATAAGTCTTGCTAATCTTAAAATTGAATCACGTCTATCAGCAGTTTCTAAAAAATTTTCTCTAGCATTTAAATCTGTTCTGAAAGCCAAGTTTTGTCCTAGGAACGCTACCAAATCTATCAGTGCTAGATACTCTGATGATTCAATGTAATCGTTGAAATCTTCTGGATAGTTCTGTCTTATGTATTGAATCATTGTTCTACGGATAGTATCAAAGTCGTAACTTTTGAATTCCGCATTTTTATATGACTGATAAACTCTTTTCCAGTCTTCTGCTAACAATAATCTATTTTGTCTATCTGTGGATGACATTGGTTTCCTTTTTAATAGTGTTATTTATTTGTTTGTATAATGTGAGCATTTAATTCAGTAATCCATTATTCTCGTCAAATGTTAGTCTTAATTTTTCAGACACATTATATTTGACATATGTTAATTCAACTTCAATCTGTATGCCTGCTTCAAATGGAGTAATAATCACAGAATCAGCTCTAATTCTTGGATCATTTTCTATAATTTTCACCACATCTTGTTTAATTGCTTCTTGTAGGTCTGGTGTCATAGGATCATGTATCAAATCCCAAATGATTGTGCCAAACTCTGGATTCTCCAACTTTTCGCCTTGACTGATATGAAAATGATTTAATAAGTCTTGTTTGATTAAACCAATATCGTTAAGAGCAAAATTTGTGTTGTCTGGATTAACTGTGCTGATCCCTCTATAAATTCTTTGGCTAGGTGGTTGTTTGGGACTAATACTCGGTCCTACTGTGATCTCTTTGTATAATTTTTTATGTGCCATATTGATATTTAACCTTGTGGAAATGTCTTATTGCTTGCCGTGACAATTTTGGCTTTGTAGGGAGCGCCATCGTCAATCTGATCTCCCAGCCTTGCCACAAATTGAGCCTTGTGTCCTATCAACACTTTGGCTGTTGCTGTAATAATATAAGCAATGTGACCACAATCTGTTTCCACTTCATCTCCCAGTGTTGCCGCCAATCTATTGCCATCACACACCACTTTGCTGGATCCTGTGATGATGGTGCCTCCTGTGGCTAGCGGCACAAGATGACTGGGATGATAACAAGTACCATCTGTTCTGTCACCAATTCTTGCTATTCCCCTTGCCATGTTATGGTAATTGTACTCCTTGTAATGCTGAAGTGATTGATGCCTTCATTGCATCTGCGGCTTCTGTGATTGCTCCTTGATTGGCTTCAAATGCCGCGCCTGCCTGAGCGGCTGTATCCTTGGCTTGATCTAATAGTGCATTCACTTGTGGTTCTAGACTGGGAATTGTTTTTGTCTCCAATTGAGTTTTAATTGCGTCCAGTTGTGGAGCCACTCCTTCTGCTATGCCTGACAATTGATTTTCTACACCTTTACATCCTCCTGCTGAGATTGTCTGCACAGCAACGTTGAGTTGAGGTTTAAGTGCTTCCACAGAAGCCGACATATCAGTTACTGATGATGCCATCGAACTTGAAATGTTTGCTCCCACACTGCCAAACTGTGCCATGGCATCATTTATGGCTTGAGCATTCGCAGATATTATCTGTCTCTGATCATCGTCTATGTTCTGAGGTGATAGTGCATTACCGCCAAAGTCTGTTGGAATTAAAGAATCTGCTTGTTCTAACAATGGTCCTAAATCAGCAATCGCTGTCTGCATCAGTCCTGCGTTGGCAGTGAGTTTTGGAATGTTGGCTTGTATTTGAAGTTCTGCTTCTCTGGCTTTGGCTATGGCGTCTCCACCAACGCTGGCTCCCAGTGTGCCCATCACATCACAGGCTTCGCCTCCCACTTTGGTAAGATCACCTGCAGATGCCTGCATACCGGATAAACTATCTGTGACAGATGATGGAATACTAAATGACATATCAATCTCCTCTATGTTCTCGCATTTTTAAATGTGTCAGGAATATTGTTTGGTTCTTTCACAGACACTTGTTCAATTGTGGTTCTATCTGTTTTTGCCGTAGAAACTGCTTGTGGATCATAATTTTCATGATGACTCCATGGTTCGTGCTGAGGCACCCTCTTCATGATATTACCGTAACTCTCACCTGGATTTTCATGAGTACTCAAAGGTGTAGGAGGAGTTTCAACAGCAAAGCCATTGTTTAGATTTATCACTCCACCAGTATCCTGATTGATATTTCCTGTGGCATAATGATTGGTTGTTCCCACCGACACAGTTTGTAAATTAGCAACTGTGATTGTTTGATTGGTTCCCACTGTCACTGTGTGACTGCCTAGAGATTCTTCTGTGATACTGCTTCTTGCTTTAAGATTTATACTGCGTCCTGCCTCCACATTCACATCTCTGTCTGCTTTGAAATTAAAATCTGTTTGAGAGTGAATGCTCACACTGTCTTGGGCAAAGAAATCTATCTTGCCGTTGGCAGTCATTTCAATCCATGCTGTACCATTGGCGTTGGCAATGTACACAAGATCTTCTGAATTGTGCAACAGTATTTGATGTCCTGTACGAGTACGTATTCTAAATAATTCATTGTGTGGAATATTCTTTTCGCCTTCGGTGATTGTTTCTGTTGTTTCAACATTCACATAATCAAAAGGTCCTGTTTTTGCAGATGTTTTTCTAATAAATTTATCATCACCGTCATCCATCACAAATGATGTTCCGCCCAATCTTGCTGTGGCGACTTCTTTATTTTGTGTGAATACTTTGTCTATTGGTCCTGGTGTATTAATTCCAAACACACTGGAAGGCACTTCACGTCTAGCACTTGATGTGGTTAAACCTCTGGTTTCATCTGCTATTAAGCCTTGTGTTTCTAACACTGCTTTGAATAATCTGTTGATAGGCTTTTTGATCTGTAATGGTTTGTCCACTGGCTTGTCGGAAAATTTTAATTTGTTGTGATCTCCCACAGGCATTTTTTTGCCTCTGATATCTGCATCAGCAGGATCTTCTTGATGTGCAGAATCTGTTGTGTCAGTGTTGGTCATGGCAGGTGTAGAACCTGGAATCATCACATTCATCAGTTCCTGTGGAATACATCCTACCCAATAGGCTCTGTTGATATTGCCTTCAATAAATTGTATCAGTACTCTGTTGCCCACATCGGGTGGCACAAACCACATACCGTAACTCTGTTGGCTGTCTCTATGATCTTTGTTTTTTGTTAAGCCGCCCACATAGGTTGTGCCATAGAATGGATTTAAATATTTGGCAGTGACAAATTGTCCTGTGGTTGTGGTATTGCCAGATGACAGTGTTTTGAGTAATTCAACTTCAATTGCTCCGCTGTATTTGGGATCCAACACATTCCTCACAATGGCTTCAAAAGGTCCTTTATCTTTCTTTGGATCTACTGCAAATGATTTTCTTTTTGACGGTGTTGCCATTAGTGTGATCCTGCAATTTCAGTGATAGTTTTTTTATTTTCATTGGATCCTTCTTTAGCATCCACTGACATATTGCCACTTCGTATCACTGTGAGTGTTTGTTCAAATTTTCCTTGTCTGAATGAATTCACAATTTTTTGTACTCTATACAAACCACTGAATTCTCCCAAACGCACAGATTCGTTCATACCGTTAACATATCCGCCCGTGGTAGGAAATATCATATGATTGCCTCCTGTTTGCACATCAATTGGCGTTTGAAAATTGACTTCTATGTAGCACATTCTGTCCACATAATTAAGTTCACCTCTACCGTTTCCATACACAGATCCTGATGCTGTAAGTGAACCGTCCGCATTGCGAAATCCTCTCCTATCCACATATGTTCTCACAGGTTCATCAGTGTTCATCATACCACTGCTGGGTAAAAAATATGGATCACCTATAATTGTCATGTCTAAATTTAATAAATCCACATTTGAATTAATAATTCTTTTGTTCATGGATCTAGCAATTTTTAATTCAATTGATTCATTTTCTGATCCTTCTTCTCCGGCAATTATATCATCTTCTGGTCTGTTTGTTAGACTGCCTGCCCCTCCTTTTAATTCATTTGGTCTGGGCTCTATTACATAATTCTTTTCTACCTCTACTGTGGCATTGTTTTCAGCAGTTTTTCCTTTACCTGCCGCAGAAGTATTTGAACTTTTATCCATTTTAGGCACAACAGAATTATAAAAAGCAAAATTATAATCCAGTCTAAAATCTAGTATGTCTTCATTCAACCCTGTGTATAGATAATTGTAACCTTTGATGATATTATTTCTAATCTGTGTGGTTCCTTCTGAATAAGTGCCTGGATCAATAAACAGTTCATCTGATACAATATATGGTACAACACTGTAAACAGCCACTTTGGGATTTTGTTTTATTAAGGACTGTATGTATGAATCTTTTAATTCAAAGCACTTTGTTACAATTCTAAACCAAGGATGACCACCTTTGGGCTTATTTTTAATTTCATCTGGGTTTTTAGTTAAATTTAAACTGTATTCTGACAACAAGATCACTGTTTCTATTATGTCTGTGATATAAGACCCTTTGGCAAAACTTAAAGTCATTTTTTTCAAATCAAGAGTAATTTTGTCTCTAGTGAAAGTTTTTTTCCTTTTGTCATATTTTTCTTCAAATTCTGGAAACGTTTTTCCTATAATAGCCATATTACCAGGAGCGATAGCCATTTTGGCTTCTCCAATTTCGTTTCCTAAAAACGTTGTTCCTGAATCAGCATCTTCTTCTACTGTTTGAAAAACTCTTATTCCTTTACCACCTGTGCCGTTGAATTCATTAGTAACTATAACGTCGTTACCTAAAAGTGTTTCTACTGCGGTGTCTCTTTTCTCTGTTTCAAATTTCGAGCTGTACTCTGCGTTGTCGGCAACGATCACTGCTCTATCTTCTGTAATCACTTTACGTTGTTGTTCAGTGATTGTTCTAGAAAGATTGTTTGGAAAATACACAATATAATCATCAGTAGGCACTGTGGTTACTTTTGTTTTTTTCTTGGCTTTTTTATCGGTCTCTCCTTTAAAGTTTAATTGTCCCATTAAACTTTGATCACCTTGTTGTAACATTTCATAAACAGTTTTACCAGACAGTGTAATATCGTGTTTAATTGCGTTGTTAACTGTTAAAAGACCATACTCGGTTACTGGTACTGCAGAACATTCATATATCGCTCCTGATGTATCTGCTCGAAGTTGTGCTGACTTAAAATAAAAAGGTATAACTTTTCTTAATTCTTCATTATTGAAACTTTTTCCTTCAGCATCTACACCTACAAAGTCCACAATTAGACCATATGGTGCTTTAAGATAATTCACATCTGCATCGCCAGATGCTTTTACGGCTTGTATATTAAGTGTTTGGAAAAATAATCCTATACTGAAAGGTTCCTTGATGTTAAATGTCATTGTTGTAAATTGAGTGTGCTTGTTCTTTTTGGATGGTCCTACCACTGCATTTATTTCAACATCATCTACAAAATATTCAAGATTTAATCCTGCGTCTTTATAAAATGTAACTTCTGGTCCGGTTTTACCTGCTGATTGAGCCACTGGAAATAACGGAGCTCTTTTATAAAGTACATCTGGAAAATTAACTTCTTCCAAAGTTAGTGCCGCCACTGTAAAAATTACATTGTATGATTGAAAATCATGCAGAGGATTTCTTACATAATTTCTTGTGAATAAATTTGTAATTGTATGCTTTTTCTTTTTACCTGTACCTGTGTCTGTTGTTTTTTTATTATCTACATCTAAATGTGTTTCTGCATCCATAGAACCAGCAGTTCCAGAAACTGAAGTATAAGCACTTGAGGTTTGACCTCCGCCGTTTGTAACTGTTATTTTTTCATCATTGATCTTTGTTGATTTTATTTTTTTATCAGGAAGAGGCATCTTATACTCCTAGTATTTGTCTAAGAGCAGGTCCTTGAGGAAGATAAATTTCTACGCCCGATACGAGATCATATACAGGATCTGAAATAGTGTCCATGTTGCGTTGAGCAAATACCCACCATAATTTTTGATTGCCGTAAAGATCATAAGCCAACAAGTCTGGTCTGTGATTGTATTGAGGTTCTACTGTATAAAGTATGTCATCTGGTTTGGCTGGAATTGGTCTGATCGTTAACAGATCAAGATATTGATCATCAACTATTTGTGTAGAAGCATACGGACTTGATGAATTATAAACTGTCATTAAATAAATCCATCTCCTTTCAATCCACCATTCTTAACATAATCTTTCAAATTGAATTGCGTTTGTTTTGTTCTACTGTACTGCGGAACAACACCAATTGTTAATAAACTTTCTGTTGGTGCCCAAGCATATTTTCCCGAAGATGTATCTGATGTTACATCACCAGTATCTACTGCCGTGGATCCGCCTACGTTTAATTTTGTACTGACGTAATCAACTTCTCTTTTCAAATCAAACTGAAAGTTTGTGATTATAACCGGCACATTGTTAAAAGTGAAATCTCCATAACCATTCAGGTAAACCACTGGTGGTGGTTGTCCTCTGTCTGGTGATTGTCCATATGCCATTTTGGTCATCGTTCTTAAGTAATGAACTGCCGCCACCCAATATTGTGCTTCTTGTTGATTTTGTACATAAAAGTCTGCTGTGATGGTCATCTGATCCACACGTGAATTTTCATAAGCATAAAAAGGATAGTTGGTGTGAACTGGTTGCATCGGATTCCAGTTAGCACTGTGTCCTACCAAAACTGTTGGTGTATAAGGAAAAACTAATTTATTGCCTGTTGTTTTCAAAGGATCTAACAATGTTGATGATCCAGACATTATAGTTTTAACATTTTGAGGAATCGATAAACTCACACGCCAATCTAAATCTTCAGGACCTTGTTGTTTACCGCCAGCGTTCCAAGTTACTTGAACTGGACCTGCTTTTAGATCTATTTTAGCATCAGTAAACTTTGATAGTTGACTTTTCATTCTTTTGGCTTTGCCTGCCAATAAATTTGTAGCACTGTCCAGTGTTTTACCTAATGTGTTTGCTCCTGTGTCCAGAAATCCTTGAAGGTTTTTTGCTATGTCTTTGCCCTTTTGAGTGAACTCAGACACATTAACATTGTTAATGCTGTCCACTGCTTGTTTCAGAAAATTGTCGCCAAAAGCCATTTGTTATACTCCTACATTTATTTATTGACAAAATTAACTGAGTAGTTTATAATGAAGAGATATATAAAAAGGAATACTAATGAAAAAAGTCAATTATCTTAATAATAAAGACCTTTTGGAAGAAATTCACAAGTCTAAAACGTCATTTTGTAGTTTTACAGACGATGCTTATTCCAGTTATGATCTGATTGTTAAAAATGTAGATGCAATAAACATAAGATCTGTGGCCCAAGCCAAAAGAAACAAAGCCAAGAAATTAACACAGCAAGAGTACGAAAAACGCAAAGCCGCTAATCCCAAGACCAAACTGAGCGAATGCGAGATAGATTATCGTAAAATAGACAAGGATGATCTGGTGTTCAGAGTGATGACCTATGAGCACGTGCCAGATGAACCTGGCAGAAAAAGAAATCCTAAAACAGTGGCAGATGGCAAGATCAAAGTGAACTTTCCTCCATTTCAGCATTGGAAATATGATAGAAAAGGCAATTTGATTTGTGTGGGCAAAAGTCATTGGGAAGGTGGAATGCAGAATGGTCGTTTTAACAAAGAAGCCGGCAAAGCCACCAACGAATTGGCAAAAATGTGGATGAAACTGTGTGAACGATATGGTACCAGAGGTAACGTGAGAGGTTACACGTACAATGACGAAATGCAGGGACAAGCCATACTGCAATTGGCACAGATTGGTTTACAGTTTGATGAATCCAAATCTAACAATCCATTTGCTTATTACACAGCGGCAGTGACCAATTCATTTGTGAGAATAATCAATATCGAAAAAAGAAATCAAAACATAAGAGATGACATTTTAGAATTGAACAACATGATGCCTAGTATGACCAGACAAACTTCTGGAGACGCATCTATGCCTCACAAAGCAACCAAACCTGCACCGAAAACTAAAACGGTTAACAAACGTAAAAAATAGAGTTGACAAATACAACTTTTTCGTTTATTCTATAGGAAAGTAGGAGATTATTTTGTTCAAGAAATTAGCGGTGTTTACCGATATACACTTTGGATTGAAATCCAATTCAAAATTACACAACGACGATTGCGAAGAATTTATCGATTGGTACATTGCTCTAGCCAAGGAGCATGGTTGCGAAACAGGAATGTTTTGCGGTGACTGGCATCACAACAGAAACAGTGTGAACATAACCACTATGGATGCTTCCATTAGATGTTTAGAAAAGTTAGGCAAAGCATTTGAAAACTTTTATTTCTTTCCAGGTAATCACGATTTATACTACAAAGACAGCAGAGACATTCAGTCCACAGAGTTTGGAAGATTTATTCCAGGTATCACCATGGTGAACGAGATCACAAAGATAGATGATGTGGTGATGGTGCCTTGGTTAATAGGCAATGAATGGAAAAAAGTGGGTAAAATGAAATGCAAATATATGTTTGGGCACTTTGAATTGCCAAACTTTTTTATGAATGCCATGGTGGAAATGCCTGACACAGGCGAACTGCGAGGCAGTGATTTTGTCAATCAAGAATATGTGTTCTCTGGACACTTCCACAAAAGACAGGTCAAAAACAATATCCATTACTTGGGTAATCCTTTTCCACACAATTACGCAGATGTAGATGATGATGATCGAGGCATGATGATACTGGAACACGACAAAGAGCCTGTGTATTTCAATTGGCCAAACTGTCCCAAGTATAGAAATGTGAAATTAAGCACACTGTTAGACAAAACAAAAGAAATAATGAAAAGCAAGATGCACTTGCGAGTCACATTGGATATTGATATCAGTTTTGAAGAAGCCAGTTATATCAAAGAAACTTTTATGAAGGATTATGATTGTAGAGAAATCACATTGATTCCAAGCAAAAAAGATGAGGAAATCAATACAGAATTGGATATCACAAAGTTTGAATCTGTAGATCAGATTGTGTCCAAAGAAATTGAAACCATAGAATCAGATGCTTATGATAAAGCAGTGTTGCTAAAAATATTTAGAGATTTAAACAATGATAGTAATTAAAACACTTACAGTTAAAAACTTTATGAGTGTGGGTAATCAAACCCAAGCCATAGACTTTCAGCAAAAACTGTTAACATTGGTATTGGGTGAAAACCTAGACATGGGTGGTGATGATGCAGGATCACGTAATGGTACAGGTAAAACAACCATTGTGAATGCGTTGTCTTATGCACTGTATGGGGAAGCACTCACAAAAATACGTAAAGACAATCTTGTAAACAAAACCAACGGTAAAAATATGTTGGTCACAATCACATTTGAAAAAGACGGTAAGAATTATAAAGTAGAGCGTGGTCGAAAGCCCAACGTGATGAAATATTTTATTGACGAGGAAGAACAGGAACTTTCAGATGTAAGTCAAGGAGATTCACGTAAAACACAGGAAGATTTGAACAGAATGATTGGAATGAATCCTAAGATGTTCAAACACATTGTGGCGTTGAACACATACACACAACCATTCTTAAGTTTACACGCCAACGAACAACAGGACATTATCGAACAACTGTTAGGAATACAACTGCTGTCTGAAAAAGCAGAGATATTGAAAACTCACATCAAAAGCACAAAAGAAGATATAGCATTAGAAACCGCACGTTTAGAAGGAATAAAAATATCCAATGAAAAAGTGGAAGAAACAATACACAGTTTACAAAATAAAAGCAGTGCTTGGCAAAATCAAAACAGCACAGACATTGAAAAATTAAAAAAGAATTTAAAAGAATTAGAAGCAATTAACATTGACAATGAATTAGAAGCACATCAAAAACTGGATGACTGGACAAAATTAAATGATGCATTGAGACAATTACAAAAAGATCGTGCTGGTTTGGAAGCAACCATTGAACAAGCAGACAAAACAGCAAAAAAACTGCACACAGATTTAGAAAAATTAAATCACAAAGCCACGTGTTATGCGTGTGGACAGAATCTGCCTCAAGATAAAATTGAAGAAATGCAGAGAAAATTAGAAGAAGAATATGGTGAAGCCAACAGTTATGTGATGGAATTGGCAGATCAATTAGAAGCCACTCTTAAAGATATAAAAACTGTGGGAGATTTGACACAAAGACCGGACACATATTATGACACATTAAAAGAAGCATATGATCACAGACAGTATGTGGAATCTATCAAAACAGCATTGAACAACAAACAAGAAGAAACTAATCCATATTTGGATCAGATAGAAGAATTAAAAAATCAAGCAGTACAAGAAATCAATTGGGACACTGCCAATGCACTACAAAAATTAAAAGAACATCAAGAATTTTTGTATAAACTGCTTACAAACAAAGATTCCTTCATAAGGAAAAAGATAATTGATCAAAACTTAACCTTCTTGAACAACAGGTTGACACACTACTTGGATCAATTGGGTCTTCCACACTTGGTCACATTTAAAAATGATTTGAGTGTGGAGATCACACAACTGGGTCAAGAATTAGATTTTGATAATTTGAGCAGAGGTGAACGTAATAGATTGATATTGGGTTTAAGTTTTGCATTTAGAGATGTTTGGGAAAACTTGTATCAAAACATCAACTTGCTGTTCTTGGATGAATTGATAGATTCTGGTATGGATTCAGCAGGTGTTGAAAGTGCTCTGGCTATTCTTAAGAAAATGAGCAGAGAATCAGGCAAAAACATATTCTTAATCAGTCACAAGGATGAATTAATAGGACGTGTGAACAATGTGTTGAAGGTGATCAAAGAAAACGGCTTCACAGCATATGCTAACGACGTGGAAACTTATGACCATACAAGATGATACTCACGATAAACTCACCAAAGCATACATGGCATACTTCAAGGCAAACGAAAAGTTTGCTGAAAGGCGAAGCCTTGCTACCAAAGTAGCCGCCAGAAAGGCGCTCGCGGAAATTAGAATTTTGGCACGTCAAAGACGTAAAGAGCTGGAAGACCAATATAAAACATCACGAATTCAAAAACAGCAACAGCAAAAAAAATAATCAGTAAGTAAGTTCATGCCATGGACTTATCAAGGTAAAACACTCGACACACTGCCAGAAGACTGCGAAGGATTTGTATATCTTATTACAAATACAACCAATGGTAAAATGTATGTGGGTAAAAAACTAGCGAAATTCAAGAAGACACGTCCGCCTCTCAAGGGCAGGATAAACAAACGTAGAAGCAAGGTGGAATCGGACTGGAAGGACTATTGGGGTTCATCAGATCATCTACTTGCTGACGTGGCACAATTAGGCGAAGACAAATTCACAAGGGAAATACTGTACATCTGCAAATCAAGAGGCGTAATGAGTTATCTCGAGGCTCGAGAACAGTTCGAAAGACGAGTACTAGAATCCGACGACTACTACAATGGCATCATCAATGTCAGGGTAGGAGGTTCCCGAATCCTTAAAGAAGAATTAAAAAAGTACAACAAGGCATAACATAGCAACACAACTGATCTACGGATCCAGGAAATGCAGTCGATAAGACGTTGGGTGAATCCTGAGTTGCAAGTCAAGTGCTAACTAAGGCACAAAAGAAGATGCTCTGTGAAAAAGATACAACATCACAACTGATCACTTTGTTTGTGAAGGGTGGGTCAGTTGCCCGTGACTAATGAAGTCTGGAATAGGGAGTTGGCGGGTCACCGCTTCCGTCCGCAAGGAATTTCCTCTCACACAATGGTAGGCTCATCTCGCATGAAGCAACATACTTTACCCGTTGCTGGGTGAAGTATGGATCAACTATCTGCATGATGCACGACATAACTTCGTTATGTGATTGTTTAAATGCTTGAGCGTGAGCGAAAAGCAGAACGACGCAGTCGTTCTTAAACACTAGGATCAAATGATTCACAGTCCAACCACAAACTCTTATCAGGATCTGCTGATGTTACATGACGCAGTTTGGTATGACTCCAATTTCTAATCTCTAATTCTTTTAACACTGCATCTGAATACACGTGTATCACGTCTGGTTCTAATTTTAATATCTGTCTGATGGCATCTGGATCTGGTTTGGATTCGTATGTCTGTATCACTGTGCATTCTGGTAGGTGTGAAAAATCTCGTGCATACTTGTCTCCACGGAGCCAAGTGATTGGTCCTATTTCTTTTGAACGCAGTTTGAGTTCGTCCGCACGATGTCTCCAATGAATATTTTTTTCCGCGAAGCCCGCCTCTACGAGTCGGTCATAGGTTTTAGATCCCACTGCATACACCTTCTGGTCCAACAGTTTGGCAACACTGTGAGCATAGTGATTCACTGCTTCGATGTGTGTGATGATGAGTGGTTGTTCCGCCGCTGGCGAATGTTTTACTGGGAATGTCTTAAGACATGGAATCCACAGGTCATCTTCATCCAACTCCGATGGGCGGACAATTTGTGTGTATATCTGCATACAAGATTTATTTAAATGTATAAAAAAAATATTAAATGATGCTATTTGCTTGTAGGCACCACAGATGCAGAATATTTGATACTTTATATTATGTGGAGTACACTGTTAAAAGAACGGTTGTCCTGTTTTTTTGGCAGTGTCTAGATTGTCTTTGATCACCTTGGTCATCACTTCTCGGTCTTCTGGTGAACTGCCATACAGTTCGTCCATGGTGACTCCGCCACGCATGAACCAAGCAATTTTGGCAAGTTCTGCTTTGAAGTTTTTAACTTCGTTCTCCATGTCTGTGGTAAGTTTGATAATGTCAGAAATCGGCAGTGTTGATATCTTTAGGCGAAAAAATTTGCAGTATCGAACTGTACTGGAATTTGATATTCCTCTGGTGCTCCCTCTTTACGCTCTTCTTCACTAGACTGTACTGTGATTGTTGGCAATGCAAATGCCTGTCTTTGAATTTCTAAATGATCCAGTATGCTTTGGAAAAAATTCTTTTCAGCATTTTCTATAAAGTCTTTGATCATCGCTTTGTCTGTGACCAGTTGTCCGTCTACTTTTATCGATGCCACTGTGTCTGACACCATGCTCACATTTAAATCTGTCAGTTTGGTCAAACTTCTTTGGAATCGTTGAAGTTTTTCCTCATCAGTCATTTCATTGTTTCTGATAAGTTCTTGCACACGTGCTTCTTCAAAACTTTTGATTGCCATTTTGCTGAATTGATCGTAACTCAATGGCTGTGTGGTAACTTCCATGTTGCCCACAAACACTGTGCTTTGATATTGTGCTGATAGTAATTTGTCCAATGTGCCTTGTAAATCCAATTGATAGTCTTTTTCTATCTTTGTGCCTGGAACTGTGATGGGCACATTCATTGTGGTACCATAGGTTGCCATACGTATTGCTATCAAACAAGCATCAACATCGATGCTGGGCATCTGCCAAGCGTTTTTGATGGCTGGCACACAACTCTGTATCACAGTCACTGTGGCTTCACCGTTCAACAATGCGTCTGGTGTTTTAAAAATTAGTTCGTCTTTGGCTGTCATAGGGTACACAGCCACTTCTCCTGACTCGCCCACTTCAATAGATCCTTGTGGATAGTATTTGTATCCGCTGGGCAGTCTAATAAATTGTTTAGGTTGTCTGTAATACTTTTTTAAAGGATTACTTGGACCTGGTTGAATTTCGCTCATTTTATCTCCAATAAATACAAGAACAAAGTTTTAATAGTTCTTAATATACTCATATTTAGTGAAGTGGATTAAGTGCGTACATAATGATTGGATTTAAATACATTTTGGTAACATGGCAGAATTAGATAGAGATCAACTGGAAGCACTGGCAAAAGGCATTGGCCAATCAGGAGTTGCCACCGAAACCACATTAAGAGCATTGGTAAAAGCACTGGGCGGCGACACCGGAATGAAAGCGGTAGCACAGGCTACAGGCAAAACTGCCAAAGAAATGAAAACCATGGCATCTTATCTGCAAGATGTTAATGAAGAATTGGAAGATACCGAACAAGGATTAACTAGATTACAAAAAGTCAACAACACACTGTCTATAGGAATAGGCATAGTCACAACAAACCTAGCAGGATTGGGATCGTCGGCAAGAATGGTAGGCGAGCAATTTGGTACTGTGGGAGAAGCGTTTGGCGACACATTGGGTTATTTGATTGATAGACTTTCTGAAAACGTAGATTTTTATAGATCAATTTCTCAGATAGGCGGCACAGCAGGACAGAGCATCAGTGATCTTAGAATAGCGGCAGGAGAAACTGGATTGACTATGGGACAACTGACTGATGCTATAACTCAAGCAGGCGGTAATCTTGCTCTGTTAGGTGGAACAACAGGCGTGGGTGTAAAAAGATTTACCAACGCATTAAAAGATTTAGCACAAGGCGAAACATTTGAAAAATTTTCAGCATTAGGTTTTACAATGCAAGAGATAGCCACCGGCGCCGCAGAATATTTAGAACTGCAAACACAATTAGGTAGAACACAAACAATGACAGAACGAGAACTGTCTAGTGAAACTGCAGATTATTTGAACAACTTAGATTTACTATCAAGACTGACAGGTAAAAACAGACAAGCACTTCAACAAGAAATGCAAGAACGTGCCAAGGACGCAAGATTAAGTTTACAATTGGCAGGCATGAGTCAAAAACAACAAAGAGAAATCAACAGTGCTTTATCAATGACAGGTAATGTTTCAAAAGAAATGGAACAGAGCATTAGAAATTTAATTGCTACAGACGGTGTGGCAACCAATGCCAGAGAAGCAGGTATCATGGCAATCGATGGTATGAGAGAAGCCTTACATGGTTTGGCAAGAGGTGAATCGGGATCAGCTCAACAGTTAATGAAAGTATTCCAAGGTGCGGCAAATGAAACTGCACAGATGTCAGCAGAAGAAAGACAACGTTATGCTCAATTGAAACAATTGGGTGTGGACTTCTTTGACGTGAGATTTGAAACAATAGGATTTAAAAATGCATTGGGCGATTTAGAAGTGGCTACTGAAGAACAAGTGAAAGCACAAGAAGTTGGCGCAAAAAGTGCTCTACTATTTGACAAATCAACTCAAAGATTAAGAACTGCCTTTCAAGCATTGTTGGCTCCTATTGTTGATATGCTTAATCCTGCAATAGGATTACTAGCCTCTGCTATTGAGCAGTTGGTAAGTTTTTTCGATTTTCTAAAAAAAGAATTAGGAGCGTTTGGTACAGGCTTGAGTGCAGTTACGGCAGTGCTCGCAACCATGTACACTGGTAAATTGGCAAGTGCAGGAGTAGGCGTAGCCGCTAAAGGTGGAAAAAAATTAATGTCATACCTTCCAGGTATGGGAGGTGGAGGCGGAGGTCCAGGCATATTAGGTAAAGCAGGCGCAGGTGCAGGCGGATTGCTAGGCGGTGTAGGCACAGGCATGAAAGGTTTAGCAGGAGGATTGAAAGCCTTTGCTAATCCTCAAACTGTGATAGGTGCCACAGCATTTTCGGCATCAATTGCCATTATAGGTGCAGGTTTAGCCGCGGCAACTTGGCTGATGGGCGGAGCATTAGAAAAATTTGCGTCGGGTCTAGGCGCAGTTGGAGAAGTAGACGGTAAAAATTTAATGGCAGTTGCCAAAGGTTCCACAGCATTGGCAGGAGCAATGGCAGTTATGAGTGTTGGAACCACAGCCAGTGCGGTCACAGGCTTCTTTGGTAAAATTTTTGGTTCAGGACCAGAAAACTTTGCCAAAAACTTGAATAAAACACTAGATGAGCTTGACAAAAACAAAATAGATATGTATGCTAACAGTTTAGAGAACTTAGGAAATGCAATGACAAGTTTAAGAAGCGGAATGACAGGCACAATCACAGCATCATCAAGTTCAACAGGTGATAAATTGGATAGGTTAAATAACACTATGGAACAGATTTTAATGACAATGAACGATAATAATCGTTACAGTAGAATCACTTCACAAGCAACACAAGACACAGCGGAGAATTTCGGATAATGAGTTGGAAAAAGTTTTTTACAGAAGTGCCAGTTGAAGGCGCAACAGGTGGAATGTTTTCACCTTTAGGTGGTGGAATAGGCGGCAAGCCAGGACCAGCAAAATCCAACTACTCATCATATCTTCCAGATGTGTACAGCGGTGCTCCAAACAGAATAGAACGTTACGGACAATACAATGTGATGGATCTTGATTCTGAAGTGAATGCGGCATTGGATATTCTAGCAGAATTCTGCACACAGAACAACACGCAGAACGGCACACCATTTAAATTTGAATACAGACAAAAAGCAACCAACACAGAAATACAGATCATTGAACAGTATCTACAACAATGGTGCAAATTAAATGACCTAAGCAAAAGAGTTTTTAAAATTATTCGTAACGTATTCAAATACGGAGATGCATTCTTTATTAGAGATCCAGAAACTAAAAAATTATTTTATGTGGATGCAACTAAAGTTTCTAAAATTATTGTGAACGAAAGCACAGGTAAAACTCCTGAGCAGTATGTGGTAAAAGACATCAACTTTAACTTTAGAAATCTAGTAGCCACAACTCCAGTTCAAACAACAGGTAATGTTACAGGCGGTGGATCAGGATACTTAACAGGCGGTGTTAGAGGCATGACAGGCACAGGAGCAATGGACTCTCCTGGCACAAGATTTGCCACAGGCATGAGAGAAATTGCCGTAGATGCTGAACACATCATGCATTTAAGTTTAAGTGAAGGCTTGGACAACAATTTTCCATTTGGTAATTCATTGCTTGAAAGTATTTTTAAAGTTTACAAACAAAAAGAATTACTAGAAGACGCAATTATTATCTATCGTGTACAAAGAGCACCTGAAAGACGTGTGTTCTACATCGACGTGGGTAATATGCCATCACACTTGGCAATGCAATTTGTAGAAAGAGTTAAAACAGAGATCCATCAAAGACGTATTCCATCAGCAACAGGCGGTGGTACCAACGTAATTGATTCAAGTTACAATCCGCTTTCAATCAATGAAGATTACTTCTTCCCACAAACAGCAGAAGGTAGAGGATCTAAAGTTGAAACATTACCAGGCGGTACTAATCTAGGTGAAATTGATGACTTGAAATACTTTACAAACAAATTATTAAGAGGTTTACGTATTCCAAGTTCGTATTTGCCAACAGGTGCAGACGATTCCAACAGTCAATACAATGATGGTAGAGTAGGCACAGCATACATTCAAGAATTAAGATTCAACAAATACTGTGAAAGATTACAAAATTTGGTATCGGATGAATTCAATCAAGAGTTCAAACGTTATCTAATAGAAAAAGGTGTGAACATTGACACAGCGATGTTTGATATCAAGTTTCAACCACCAATGAACTTTGCTTCTTACAGACAATCAGAAGTGGACAATCAAAGAATTTCCACATACACTCAGATTGCTGGTGTACCATTTGTGAGCAAACGTTATGCTCTATCAAGATTCTTAGGATTATCTCCAGAAGAGATGGCTGAGAATGAAAGATTATGGCGAGAAGAAAACGATGACAGTGTACAGGCTAAACCAACCACATCTGCAACAGAATTAAGAAGTGCAGGAGTTAGTACAGCAGGTATACAAGCAGATTTAGATGCGGCAGAACCGGAAGAAACAGCAGGCGAACCAGACGCAGGCACAACTCCACCAACAGGTGGTGGAACAGCAGGTGGCGGAACTCCAACTCCGGGCGCCTAAGTATAAATAATTTTATGATATTGCGTGAACTATTCTATTATGATCAAATCACCACTCAGCCTGGTGAGCAAAAACAGTATGATCCCACAGAAGATCAATCAATTATGAATCTTGATGACACACGCAAAACAAGATTAACTCTTAAACAGATTAATAAAGCCAGAAAAGCCGGAGAATTTCACAAAGAAGAACAGCATAAAGAATTAGAATTTGTGAGACAGATGTACGGCGCCGCTAATCAACCAGAGGTATAATAGATGTCCGTTGCTTTTGTATTGGGCAATGGTCTCAGTCGTAAGCCTGTTCCATTGGAGCCACTCAAACCATTGGGAAAAGTATATGCCTGCAACGCAGTCTACAGAACATTTACACCAGACTATCTGGTGGCAGTGGATGCCAAGATGATCAATGAGATCTGCACAGCAGGTGCTCAACTGAATATGCCTGTTTGGACCAATCCTAATAGAGCATATAAAAAGTATAAAGGTCTAAACTTCTTTGAACCCAGCCTAGGATGGTCATCAGGACCCACAGCACTGTGGTTAGCATCCAAAAACGGACACCAACTGCTGTATTTGTTGGGTTTCGACTTCACAGGAACACCTCAGGGCAAACTGAACAACATATTCGGAGACACACTCAACTACAAAAAGAATTCAGATGTGGCCACCTATCATGGCAACTGGAATCGTCAAACCAGCATTATATTACAGAAGAATCCTGAGAAGAGATATATAAGAGTAGTACCGGAAGGCACTGATGTTTTTGAGGCCCAAGACCTTAAAAAATATACAAATTACAGTGAAATCACTGTGCAAGAGTTCAAAAGACGCCATCATCTATAAAATCGGCGTCAAAATGGGTTGTATCGGCCCATTATCTACCTATTTTTTGTCCTGTTCTATAAATAATACATGACAGTCTTATCAAAAACGTTAATAGGAGAAAAATAATGTCAGATAAAAGCAAATTCGAGCAAATGCTTGAAAAATTAGTTGCTGACGATAGAACAGCGGCTGAAGAAATATTCCATGATATCGTTGTGGAAAAATCAAGATCAATTTATGAAGGTCTATTAGAAGATGATATTAAAGATATCGAAGTAGACGAAACTTCAAAAAAAGACTCAAAAGATGAAGAAACTACAGAAGCGTCTAAAGAAGACAAAAAAGAAGACGACAAAGTAGAAGAAAAAGCATCAGACGAGTCAAAAGAAGATGAAGCAGTAGAAGAAGCATCAAAAGACGATTCTAAAGAAGAAGAAACTAAAGAAGAAGAGTCAAAAGATGATGAAGCAACTGATGAATCTTTCTTAGACGTAGAACAATCACAAGTAGCACCGGTTGAAGCAGGTGGTGACGCAACTGACGATATGGTTGGCGACATCGAAATGCCAGCAGGTGACGAAAACGGTGAAGAAAATGGCGACGACTCTGAAGAAGGTGAAGAAGAAATCGAAGACAGAGTAGTTGATCTAGAAGATGCAATTGACGACCTTAAAGCCGAATTTGAAAAAATGATGGGCGACAAGGGCGAAGGTGACGACGATCACTCTGATGACGCTGAAGGCGACGAAGAGAAAGAAGACGAAGCATTCGTAAGTCAAGATGCAGAGGGAGAAACTGTAGAAGTTGCTCCTGAACTTGGTGACCAACCAGCAGTTGAGTCAAAAAGCAATGCACCAAAAACAGCAAGTGAAGAAATTAGAGAATATGTGAACAAAGTAAGTGTATCACACACTGACGGTTCAGATTCATCTAAATCACCAGTTGCTGGTAAAAACGACATGGGTGGAACTGCTTCTAACATCGCTAAAGGCGGTGAGGAAAAAGGTGGTAAAGCACCTGCTCCTAAAGAAGAGAATGCAGGTAACATCAATGTACCAGGTGGCAAAGCAAAATTGACTGCGGCACCAAAGGCCAAGACTAACGTAGAAGACGACAAATCTGCGAAGTCAACAATTGGCAGTTAATAATAGGTAGTATAAGGACAACGGATGTTACAACTACGTGAGACGCTGACTTTCGACCAAGCAGGTATAGTCGTCGAGACTAAGGATGAGCACAACGGTAAATCCCTTTACATGAAGGGAATCTGCATTCAGGGAGGTGTTAAAAACGCCAACCAGAGAGTGTACCCTGTTAACGAAATCCAAAGGGCTGTCAGCACACTTAACGACCAGATCACTGGTGGATACTCAGTGTTAGGCGAAGTCGACCATCCAGAAGGACTTAATATTAACCTAGACCGTGTCAGCCACATGGTAAATGAAATGTGGATGGACGGACCGAACGGATACGGAAAATTAAAAATATTACCAACCCCTATGGGACAACTGGTTAAAACAATGCTGGAAAGCGGAGTTAAACTGGGTGTGTCTAGTAGGGGTTCAGGTAACGTTAAAGAAGACGGATCCGGACAAGTATCAGATTTTGAAATTATCACTGTAGACATCGTAGCTCAACCATCGGCGCCAGGAGCATATCCTGAGCCAATCTACGAACATCTAATGAATACAAGAGGTGGTATGAAAGCATTTAACACAGCAAGGGACACAAAGGCACAAAAATATCTAAAAGAACAACTAATAAACATAATTGGAAAACTCCAATCTAAATAGGAGAAATGTAAATGTTAGAAGCACTGAAATCACTTTTTGAAAACCAAGCAATTTCGGAAGAGATCAGAGCAGAAATCGAACAAGCATGGAACCAAAAAGTTGAAGAAAACAAATTGGCGGCTACTGCTGATCTTCGTAAAGAATTTGCTGAGAAGTATGAACACGACAAGGCAAATTTAACTGACGCTGTTGACAAAATGGTATCAGAAAGAATCGAAGCAGAAATGTCAGAATTTGCGGAAGACAAGAAAGCACTTGCTGAAGAAAAAGTGAAGTATGCTACTCAAATCCGTGAACACTCGGACAAATTGAAGTCATTCGTTTTTGAACAACTTAAAGGCGAAATTGCTGAACTACACTCAGACCAAAAAGTTATGGCAGAAAATTTTGTTAAACTTGAGGACTTTGTGGTAGAAGCTCTGTCTAAAGAAATCGCAGAATTTCAAAAAGACAAACAAGACGTTGCTGAAACAAAAGTACGTCTTATCAGAGAAGCGAAAGCACATTTTGAAAAAGTTAGAAGTAACTTTGTGAAAAAAGGTGCTGAAAAAGTGTCAGAAATAGTGGGCAAAACTCTTAAACAAGAGATTAACTCATTAAAAGAAGACATCGATGCGGCTCGCAAAAATGACTTTGGACGCAGACTGTTTGAATCTTACGCTCAAGAATACACACAATCATTTTTGAACGAAAAGAGTGAAACAGCCAAACTTCTTAAAGTAGTTGATGTTACAAAACTACAGGCGGAAGAAGCGAAAAAGACTGCCGAAGAGAAACAAAAAATGATCGAAGCAAAAGAAAAAGAAATTGCAGAAATCAAAGAAGCGGCAGAGAGAGAAAAAGTGATCAATGAGTTAACAAAACCATTGAACTCTGAACAAAAAGATATAATGAACAACTTACTGGAGAGTGTACAGACGGGTGCTTTACGAAAGCAATTCGAAAAGTACATACCGGCTGTATTAAACGGTAGGACTCCAGCGAAAAAACAGGCGTTAAATGAAGGCACAGAAGTAACAGGCGACAAACAAATTAACATTGTAAACGGCAGTCAGTTCAACTCAAATCTAGTTGACATAAAAAGACTGGCGGGTATCTAAAAAAGGAGAAAACAAACAATGTCAGAACTAACAGAAACTCGCTGGCAGGACACAAAGAGTGCGTTATTAGAAGGTCTATCAGGCAATAAAAAAGCCGTGATGGAAGCGACTTTAGAAAATACTAAAAAGTATCTTTCAGAGTCTGCGACAGCAGGTGCTACATCTGCAGGTAACGTTGCTACTTTAAACAGAGTGATCCTACCGGTGATCAGAAGGGTTATGCCTACTGTAATCGCTAACGAATTGGTTGGAGTTCAACCAATGACTGGCCCAGTTGGTCAAATCCACACACTAAGAGTTAGATACGCAGAAACAACAAACGACACTTCTGCTATCAACACAGACACGGCGGCAGGTGAAGAAGCACTATCACCATTCAAAATTGCTCAAGCATACTCAGGTAGTTTATCAACTGCTAAAGGTGATGCAACAGCAACTAAAGAAGGTACTGGTGGTAGAGCAATGTCAATCCAAATCTTGAAACAAACAGTTGAAGCAAAAACTCGTAAGTTACAAGCAAGATGGACATTTGAATCTGCTCAAGATGCACAAGCACAACAAGGTATTGATGTAGAGGCTGAAATCATGGCGGCATTAGCACAAGAAATTACTGCTGAAATCGACCAAGAGATCATCACTTCATTAAGATCACTTGCAGGTGCTCAATCATCTGGAACATACAACCAAGCGGCTGTATCAGGAACTGCGACTTTCGTAGGTGATGAACACGCGGCTTTGGCTGTATTAATCAACAGAGCGGCTAACAAAATCGCACAAAACACAAGACGTGGTGCTGGTAATTTTGCAGTGGTATCTCCATTAGCATTAACAGTACTTCAGTCTGCTACAACTTCAGCGTTCGCAAGAACAACTGAAGGTACGTTTGAAGCACCAACTAACCAAAAATTCGTTGGAACTTTAAACAGTGCGATGAAAGTATATGTTGACACTTATGCGGCTGACAGTACAGATGTACTTGTTGGTTACAAAGGATCATCAGAAGCAGATGCGGCGGCATTCTATTGCCCATACATTCCGTTAATGTCTTCTGGTGTTGTTCTAGATCCATCAACTTTTGAGCCAGTTGTTTCTTTCATGACTAGATATGGTTATGTAGAGTTAAACAACACAGCGTCATCTTTAGGTAACGCGGCTGATTATGTTGAAACGATCGGTGTATCGAACACATCATTCAGTTAATCTTAACGTTAACGAATACACTAAAGGGGGCTTCGGCCCCCTTTTTTTATGTCAATTTTGTCGCCTTTTCAAATCTTGACATCCAAACCAAAATGTGCTATAATTAACTTTGGAAACTCTAAAACGAGGAACTTAAATGAAATATATCGCGATACTTTTAACCATGTTGTTAGTGTCTGCTTGTTCTATCAAAGAACCAAGAGTAGCATTTGGAAAAAAATGTCAAGTGAGTGATGACAAAGTAACATACTCATACGTTTGGATCTATGACAAAAATGCTGGCTTACCAGCAGATACAGAACAGTGTGCGGCACTTCCTAAAAAAGACAAGAAGTAAAACACGATGGACTTAATCCAGCCAATCTTTGTGAACCAATCTGGTAGCAATAAGACGGCTGGATTAGGTTTAGAAAATTCCAGTTATTCACAAGACACCATACTAGATAGAATTCAACAAGATGTTGATGTTGGAGTAGACAGTTTCCTGTTGTTTATAACTCCTGATACCAAAACATGGACTCCTGATTGGAGTTTTAATGCTGAGGTTGTGAATAAAATTAAAACACGTTTTCCAAATATAGAATTAATTGTGGATGTGTGTCTATGTTCCACACTGCCAGATGGACATTGTAGAGTGTTGGATAAACCAGACACCAGTGAAGCACTGTTGATTGATTTGGGTAAAAAATTAGAGTCAGCAGGTGCAGACATACTGGCTCCTTCGGACATGGGCGATCACACTGTAAGAAATTTAAAAACAGAAACCAATAAACCTGTGATGGCTTATGTAAAATATCGCAGTGTGTTTTACAGTGCATTCAGAGATCTAGCCAACAGCACACCAACCACAGGCAGAAGTTATCAACTGCCGATCAGCAACAATTGGAGCATGATTGCTCATGCAAATGATTATCAAAAACAAAAAGCAGATTACATTTTGTTAAAACCAGCACAGCACAGTCTGGGTGTGTTTTCAAATATACAGTGTGGTATGTATGAACCTGTTGGGTTATATCAAGTGTCTGATGAGTATAGAGGACTGCCCACATTCCAACATCAACTGGAAATTGCTGAAGTTTACAAGCGAGCAGGAGTAAAATTTTTGGTGTCATACGGCACAAGAGACCTTGTAAAACATTTTAAATAATTGTATGAAACATGAACAACTGCTTGTAGAATTTAAAGAATATCAGGAAAGATTACAAGTGTGGAAACGCAATCACGGCATATTCATAAACGACATCAAAAGACTGGAACGCACATTGGATAAAATGTATGATGAATACACCAACATACTAGTGGATTATCGCAGGACCAAACGTGAACACTATTTAGAACAAGCCAATCAAGTGCTTGTACAAGCCTTAGAACTAGCAAAAAAATTCTCAAAAGTAGAGCTATTGGCATCACTCAGCAAACGATAAATACTCTTGTAAACATATGTTTTGGGCCAGTTTCGGCTGGACTTATGGGGACACAACCTCGTAGACCTAGAACGTCAAAAAAGGAGAAAACAAATGGGAAGACCGGTAAACAAAAGATACTTCGGAACTGTACTTGATGAAGTAGGTAGCGAAGCGTCAGAAAATATCACAGTTAACGTAAAAGTTACTGGAGAAGCAATATCAAACACAGGTATAATCTTAAGTCAAAGATCTGTTAACAAATTTAAAGTTAACGATGCTAACGACGGCTCAGGCACTGACGGAATCTGTACACTTGTAAATAAAGATGCAGGTGCTTTAGCAGATGGCGAAATGAACCTATTAGGTTACGTTGGTGGCACAGGAGACGGTGTTACAATTAAAAAACTTTACAACAGAACTTGTAGAGATTTTTCTAACAACAGATATACTTGGGCAGTATCAGATGACTCAACATCAAACGTGTTGGTGTTAACTGCACTGTAATAAGTAATTTTTTTAGGGAGTGGCAACACTCCCTAAAATAAGGAACAAGATGTCAAAAACAGTTTATTTAGAAACAGGTAATTATAAAATTAGAGTGTCAGACTCTAACGAAATTATTTTAGATACAGGTAATACAGGTATCACAAGAATTACTGGTGACTTGATTGTGGAAGGAGAAACAACCACAGTAAACACAGC